AAAAACAAACACATTTGTATTTCCTTTATTTCTTTACGTCAAAAACTACCACTATCCACTACATACTCGCTTGTATAACACTGTGTATACTGGGTAACTCAATGATACTACCAAGGATAATGAATAGAAGTATTGTTATTAGTAATGCCTGAAGGTATTCTATGTCTATGTGATCTCGCATGTTAAATGTGTGGCCTCGTGTGATACGCAATAATACCAATACTAATAGCGAGTATCAGTAACATTATTAACTCTGTGCTCATGTCATCCTCATTAAAGAACCAATGAAACCAAGGATCTCGAAACGGTATTCCCACAAGACAATGGTTATAACCGCTGTAATCAATCTGTCTAACATTTTACTCTTCTGTCCTCCTCTTGTTATTGTAATACGCTGTACCCTCGGCCATAAACATAAGCACACCGGGGGGAACTTCGCCGGATGTTGCGCCTCCATGCTTGATAATCAAGTCACGCACAACACCAACAGGCACGTATGGATAAACTGTATCAGTTGGATCGTTAAATGTTTCAGCATAACCGTCAAGCATAGGATCTGCACTGCTCGGAAAACCAAGCTCAACCTCAATATACGGTCCATAGTCATCACGCGGACAACTATACTTATGTTTACCTGCCTGGATAGATACACTATAACCATCTTGACAATAAACACGTCTATACTGCTTATTGTCCATCTTTTCTTTCCTCGCTTATCGAGCTTATAACGTCCATTGCGTTCAGGCGAACCAGCGGAGTCCAGCCCGTATCAATGTGGATACGCGCACAATCAGCGTTAGCGATACTTTTGAAACCTTTAACGATCCCCACTCTGCCGATTAAACCGCCAGCGCTACACCATTTATTTACGCGAACTAAATCACCGACTTTCATCATCTTTCTCCTATATTGTAAAACCAACACCCAATAGAATAGGAGGTGCTTCCAACAAGATAAGATACACGATGATGCCACCGATAATCTTTATCATCGAATGGTACGTCAAAAGCATCGAACCATCGAAAAGTAAACTCGCAAAATACGAATCCCAACCAATCTGTCAAATCACCGACTTTCATTGATAACCTCCAACCATTTCTTGGGTTCCCAAGCTTGTTCTTGGTAATCAAACCAATACACACACACGCGAGTGTTACGAGGATCGCTGTAGTCTTTCATTTTGACCACCACGCCAAACTCGGCTTTGTTCCCTGCTTCTCGGCTGTACTCGCCAGGCATTATTACCAGATCACCGACTTTCACTTATAACCTCCACAGGCTGAAGATGGTGACGAATAACGGTCATTATAGAGCCATGCCAAAAGAGTCTTGCGACTGGCCGCCCGCGCTCTGAATGCCATCCGAGAATAATGCCGGTGCCCCGCACTGTTCCCCACTTGTGTTTGACCAGATCACCGACTTTCATCACTTACAACCTTCAGTTCCCACGGTCGAAACCACATACGTTGTTCGGGGAATCTCGCGAACACAATGCGAAACAACGGGCCATCATGCTGCAACGCTTTCGCCATAACAACACCGAAACCATAGTCACAATGTACTATATCACCTATTTTCACTTACAACCTCCAATATAGCATATGTCGCGGTGAAGCCTTCGCCGTCAAGACCGAGACAGTCATACGTCGTCACACTGCGCTCTTGAAAATAATCGAAGGACTCGCGCACTCTCACAATAATACCCATCAAGTCGTCAGAGTGCCCGACAACACGCACCAGATCACCTATTTTCACTTATAACCTCCCATTCGGTGGGATCGAGCCACCATGATCGCTTTCCTTTGTACTGTCCTTCAAGTTCAAAAACCTGATAGTGTCCCGGCATGACTTTGATAACAATCCCACGTGGGCCACCGTCTTTATACTGGACCAAATCACCGACTTCCATTGGCAACCTCGTAATAGTTAGCATGATCGCGGATCACTCTCCCGTCCGTCAACAAGATCTGAATCAAGATACGCCCGCCGGGAAGGAAGCCGCTCCAACTCTTAAGCAAAACGCCCATATGACTTTCTCCATTATTGCGGATGATCCCCTCTTCATTGCTCTTGATCAGGTCGCCGATTTGCATTAAACGCTTTCCTCCAAAGGTTTGAGGTGCTTACCGGGAATGTGAAACCCGTACATGATGCCATTAACAATAAAACGCACTTGGAAGTGGGGTAATCCGTCATCGGTCGCATCACCGGGGATCCATTCTTTAACCAGAAGCCCGATATTGCCCTCGATACGGGAATAACCCCGATCAGGGTGGACTTGAACCAGATCACCGACTTTGATCACGCTCCCAGAAGCCCCCAGAGCGCCACAGGAGCCGCTTGAGCGGCTTGTACGACCCTGGACAGCCTGGAGGCGTGTGGAGTGCCCTGAAGGGCTTTGTGAGGCTTGTACGCTCATGCGCTTGCAGGCTCCACGGTAGCGGCGAACACGTTGGCAAACTGCATCTCAAGATCGGGCGTCATGTTGCCATCGGCGCGGGTCTTCTGCATCTCCGCGAAAAGTCCCATTTGAAGCACCATAGCGTTCAGCGAGGTCTGGGCGCGCTCCAGGGGTCCGAGAGCGGGCTGGGTAGAAGTAGAGGAAGAAAGGGCTGTATCAGTCATTTAGTAGTCTCCGAGAAAGAAGAGGGAAGGAAAAGGTTTGTTTAGCCTTGCGCGAGGATCGCGGCAAGCTGGGCGGCGGTAAGGTGCTCAACGTTGATCGTCTTCACCTTGTGGACGGTGATCTCGGCTCCAGGCTTGCGAGCGGCGCGGATAGAGCCACCATCACAGGCAAGGACGTATTCGCCACGGTTCGACTTGCGCGGACGGAAGGTGCCACCAGCCAGCTTGATACCTGCTTTCTTAGCGGCTGCGCGAATCTGGCGCTTGCCATCATTCCAAGAAACAGAGGAAGAACCAGGGGTAGAAGAGAGAAGTCCGATTTTCATAGGGTCAAAGTCCTGGGAAGGAGGGGAGCGACGGTTAAACCTCAACCGTCAAAGACATTATCTCACATGCGAACGAAAAGGTCAAGAGAAGTCTGTCAACTAAATGTCAAGAGATTTTCTCAACCCACATCGGGTGAAACTTCAGGATGGAAGTACCAAACTGGACACGGTATAGAATCTCGCCTTGTCTCCATGGGCGTTCGTCAGGCGCAACGACTTCCACGATCAAGCCCGTTCGGTGCGCGGGCATGTCGGGGTCATGCGTACCTGGGCGGATCCTGACGAGATCGCCCACTTCCAAAGGTTTATTTCGGGTCTTCGTATCCATCGGGGGTTGTTTGGGGCATCAAAAACGAAGGAACATACTCGTTTTCTGGGGTATACGGCTCAAGCTCCATAGGCGGGAGCGCTTCGAGGATCTGATCGAGGATGGCGCGAAGGTATGCAATATCCTCCTCGATCTCGGCGTCTTCCTTGGCTTTTCGGTACTCTGAAAGGTTTACAAGGTTGTCCATTAGAACGGCACCTCTTCCATCCATCCAGTGCCGGAAAGCGGCGATACATCCCAGACTTTCGGGTGCATGACCAGATCAGCCACGCCCTTCGCCAGTCCGACATGAACGCTGGTGGTGTGGGACTGGAAAGTGCCGGTAGCAGCGGTGTAATCAGCGACAACGCACGCATTACCGGCGCGCATTCCGATCTTCAAGCCATACGAAAATAGAGCTTTGCCGTCTGTTGTCAGGGCGCGCTTGGAACTGTGTGCGGGCTGACCTTTAGACCAGCGCTCGATCACGCCACGGTTGTTTGTTCTGATTGATTTCATAGGTTTGTCCTCTCTTATACGTCAATCGCGATGACGCGCTCTTGGGTTTGGAAGTAGGGGCGATCTGCATACTCTTTGGTGGTCATCCACATCCGTTGGCATGCGCTTGAAATGGGCTTTGGAGCCATCATATCGGTGAGGATGATGTGACCGTCAAAGTTGTGCTCATTGACATAGCGGGTGGGCGCATTAAAGCAGGTTCCACCGCACATAACGCGCTCCCATACGCGGGTCTGACCTTTCTTCCAGACATAAATCTTGTCTTCACCGACCACTGAATCGAAGGGGATCACGGTGAACTCGGCAACATCGGCAAGCTCATTCAACTCGGAGAAGAACGCGGCAAGCATGCGATCATCCACGGATCCGCTTTGATCGATGCTAATGGCGATCTTGGCATGGCGACGAACGCGCTTGCCTGGGTGGATGCGAGGAAAACGACGGTTCAAGCGTCGAGGCGTGGAGCGGCGATCTGAACGCTGGGAGGTCTTGACGAAATAACGCAGTACCTTCCTCCAATCTACGCGGGTGGTGATGCGGTCCATGATCTCTTTACGCATGCCAGCCGAAACAGATCCCCAGTTGCGGGCTTTCTCCGCGTCTTCTGCGGCTTTCTTGACGGCTTCCTTCAAGCGCTCTTTAGCGATCTCGTTCGCGGTGCCATCGGTGTCACCGAAAGCGTCGTGGTCGTCGAAAGAGTCCATTCCACCGAAAGGATCGCCATTCCCAGGCTGACCCTGACCGCTTCCAGGCTCGCCGGGTTGCCCCTGACCATCGCCTTCGCCGCCCTCTGGATCGCCTTCGCCCATCTTCTTAAGAGCTTCCAGATACCATTCGTAAGTCATGTTTGCGGGAAGGTCAGCGAACGGTCCTTCGCCTGGAAGGCAGCCTTTCATCGGCTCGCCTGAAGGCATGAGAGGACCGGGATCGCTCTCACATGGCAGTTTGCCAACCATCTCGGGCAGACCGTTGATCGCAAGGTCCATCGCGATATTGTCGATGCGGCGGATGCCCTCGGAGGGCTTGCGACCCGTGACATGCTCCAGAATGATGTGATAGAACTCATGCATCAATACGCCAAGTTTATGCTCGTCTTTCAACTGGGCGAAGAACTCTGGATTGTACATAAGCTCGAACTGCTGGCGATCAGGGTTGACGCGCACGCCAGCGGTCGGGATCGCGGTCGTCGGGGTCTTGTCGATCCGCCGCGACAACGACGCGAAAAACGGCTCCTGCATGAGCAGGCGAGCAGTGTGAAGATTAAGGTTGAAGGGGGCTTCAGACACGGGGCAACTCCTTGATCATATACCTAAGTATACAGGAAGAATCAAAAAAGGTCAAGCGATCTTTGTCAAGAGAATGTCAGGACTGCTCATCTTCGTTAAAAGCGGCTTCGATCTCGGCAATGTCCGCCACGGTCATCTTCTTCTCGGCTTTTCGACGCTTGTTTTGAGCAGCCATCAGCTTGCGGTATCGGCTCGGAGTGTGCTTGCAAACGGCGATATTCTCGATTCCGATGCGCTCCATGCGTCGAAGGGATTCATTGGATGCCGCGAGAGTATCGGGCTTTGTAAGGATGGTTTCGGTCGCTTTGATGCGCCCGTCCACGATGGCGATGTCAGTTTTGCTCACGTAGTACTTCAAGGTCGATCTCCTAACTTGATGTCTCATTGTCTCATATGCGAGAGAGAAAGTCAAGGTTTTTTTGTCAAAGGAATGTCAAGAGAATGAGGGTCAATCTGGGTTCATGCGCGGCATGCCAGGAAGACCGAAAAGGTTTATTTGAGCGCTCTGTGAGGCTCCTGAAGGCTTGCTAACGGCTCCCAGGTATGACGACAGCCCAGAGCGCTCACAGGGGCTCACAGAGGCTCCTGGGCGCTGCTACGGCGGTACTCCGCAGCCAGTTGTAGATCGTGCTTCCAGAATGACCGTCCATTCTCGAAAACCCTGTAAAGACGCCGATCATCAGTGGATCCACGCCCATAGGTCGAGCGCCCACTTGGGCGACTTTCGAGGATAATAGCGGTTTTTCCTGTTTTAACACGGATTAGAAGCTCTCCAATCTCAAAGGTTTGTTTGTTCATAGGGGATCGCCCTCCTTGATCGGCATGAGCGCATCACCGTGAAAAATCATCTCCAAGCCGCTCTTTAACCACTTGATGCGGTATCTCGGCTTGAAAAGTCCATCACGAGCGACGACGCCCACAACCATGCCAGGACCAGACTTTTCAGTAAAAGCTGAATCGGGCGATCCCCTCGCGAGGCGGTTGGTCATGTAGACCAACTCGCCCAGAGAGTAGTTGTAATCCTCCATTTAGCCACCCAGGATGGTCACCAAGTGCTCGCTAACACGGACGCCGCTGGTAGTGTCGGCTTTGTGGAGCGCGACCACGTTGGGGACCATATCAGCGTCACCCAGGACGGTCCAGAGCTTCATAGCCACCTCGGAAGGCAGGGAAACGAAGTAATCGGCGAGGTTCTTGATCTGAACGTCGGTGAGTTCCGTCTTGAAGGTTTCAGCCGCCTCGAACTTCTCGATCATGGCGGCGTGATCGTTGATGCCCCACTCGGAAGTCTTGGCGATCTCGCCGTTGTCCAGCAGATCTTCGATGGTCACTTGCCAGGAGTAGTTGACCACGAAGTCCTTCAGTTGAACAGCCGCCTCGAAACCGAGGAATGCATTGGCGAGGTTGAAAAGGAGATCGAGATCGCCCTTCTCCTCGAAAACGCCCGCTGGAGTAGCGGTATCGTTGAAGCGCTTCCAAGAGCGACGAGAAGGATAAACCTTGTTCGGCTCGAAGTCGCTGCGATGCTCCAAGTGGGTGCGGTTCTGGTTGATGAAGTCCCAAACGACGCTTGCAACCTTGCCATTCGCCCACTTGAGCCAATCTTCGTCAGACGGATCCACGTCGAAGACGGTCCAGCGGTCGAGTTCGGCGGGATCCATCTCACCGACTTGGTACTGGGCACCGTGCTCGCCACCGTTGACGGCAGCGATGATCAGGGTTTCAGGGTGAAGATGCCAGCCATTGATCTTGCGGCTATCGGTAAGCTCGAAAAGACCCTGGCGAACCTCCATAGTCGCGCGGTCGACCTCATCCAAGAACAGGACGACGGGCTGCTCGCAAGCGGTCACGAGCCAATCGGGAGCGTTCCACGTGGTAGCCTTGCGACCATTGATAGCGGTGTCCGCCGTATCTGGCAGACCGAGAAGATCGCCCTCGGTCATCTGGGAAGCGCGGCGCTCGACGACGGGAAGCTGGCGATCACGGGCGATCATGTAGACCACCTCGGATTTACCGACACCGTGACGACCACGGATAAGGACGGGCAAACGCGCATCGAGGATGTGGGGGGCGACAGAAAGGAAGGTGGCGAAGTCTACAGCCATGTGGTTTCTCCAGGGGAGTGTGAAGTTTTTAGCTTACTCTGTAAGTATACAGGAAGAAAGAAAGAAGGTCAAGTGTTTTTTGTCAAGAGGGTGTCAAGCCTCGATTTTACCCATTGCAGGCGGGATGACCCCAGTTGTTATACTGCCAATCGCTGATCTCTTGATCTTTGCACAGGCTATCAGTCCAGTTGTTCCACGCTTCGCGGCGAGCGGGATAATCGGGATCGCCGTCGCGCTCCCATCGCTCTTGGATCAGGGGGAGAATGTGAACCTCGAAATATGCACATGCATCCTCGAAGGTCATGACGTAGGGAAGGTTTTTAGCCATTGGCGAACTCCTATTGCTCAATGATGGATCCATTATCTCATAGGCGAGAAGAAAGATCAAGGGTTTTTTGTCAGGTAAATGTCAAGAGTGAAAAGAGTAGGAAGAAAGTATTAAAAGAGGTGGTGGGGAGTGCCGCTGTCCTCGTCGCGCCACATGACCAGCCGCGTTTTCACTGCCCGCTGTGGGGCGCGCTCACCTAAGCCCCCATTCCCGAAGGCCTTATTATCCTTACAGTGAGCAAGGGTTCATTCACGGCTTTGAACCCCGGTTTACATTAAAAATCTCCCCACCACCTCATTACAGGCCACTTTATAGATCGCGCATAATACGCTTTCCTCCTTATTTCTTCTTCTTTGGGGTGCGAGCGCGCTTAAGCTGGCGCTCCTCGCAGATAAAGGTTTGCGCTCCACCGATGGGAAGGAGCTTATAGAGCTTGTTTCCGCGTGCTGCGCTGGTGGGCACTGCGATATTGGTGGCGATCACCATCGCGAGATTGTCTTTGTTAGGGCAGCTTTGAGATTGTGCGTAGGTCGCACCAGCACCAAGGGCCACCATGCTCCCCACTGCATATTTCGGCTCGGCAAACCACCCAGCGTAGATCTTACGGATGAACTTGTTATCAGTCACGCGGTTGTACTCGTCCATAGTGGGAACCATGGAAGTATCAGCGAAATAAGCGGCCACCTGTTTGCCGTAATACCCGCTGCTGCGGTAGTATGACATGGCAATAGCATAGCGCTCTGCTTTCTCGTCATTCCACGCGGCATACCACTGATCGCGGGCGTCCATAGCTTCATCGCTGTATTTCCCCTGGATCTTCTCCAGAATCTCCTTCTGACGCTCGGAAAGGTTGCGGCCGCCCAAAAGCTGGGTTCGGATGCTGCTAACAAAGCGGTCATCCCATGAGCCGTTGTCCACAGCGGACACGCGCCCCTTGAGCACGTTGATCTCGTCCAGACCCTCGGCAGGTTCGGGGCGCGTAGCATAGCGCTCTTCCATCTGGACGAAGCAGCGACGGCGGCCAGCGGTCAGTGAACCCTTGCGCTTGTAGTGGCTGTAAAGGCTCTCCGCAAAGCTGCGATCCCGGTCGGAAACGTAGTCTTTCGCGAGAAGGGCAGCGAAGCGGTCATGGTAGGTAGTGCGGGGCATGTGGCTCCTTTGATGATTACTCTGTAAGTATACAGGACGCGGAAGAAAAGATCAAGCCTTTTCTGTCAAGAGAATGTCAAGAACCCTCTTCGAGAGCTTTAACGGCGGGCAAAGTCTCCTTTAGGGCGGTGAGAATCTCATCACACTCCTTCAGAAAGGGATCCATGCCTTGACCGGTAGCACTGTGCTGGACCGTCGCACGGTAGTGCTGGAGCGCGGACCAAAGAATGGAGCGCTGGCGTTCAGAAAGTTCCATGTTGTAGTTCTCCTTGAGCATGTATACATTATCCGATCTTTTCGAGGTAAAGTCAACAGAAAAGTTGTCAAGAGAGTGTCAAGAACCCCTGACAAGCTCGTTAAGCCCCCTTGCAAGCTCAATATCGGCTTGCACTTCTGGCTCGGTAAGCCACTCGATAGCACCCTCCGTGATCCCCCAAACGTCCAGCCAAGCGCCGCCAGGGGTCTGGAAGCGCTCGATAAGCCCCTCCAAAACCAGAATGTCGAGGGTCTGACGAGTCAGATCGTCAGGCTCATCTTCTGGCGCATAGATGTGATCGGGGGTGTCGAGGATGCCGGTGAACATGTGGACTTCGCAGGGCGCAAGCTCACAACCGCCGATGTTGAAAAGTGTTTGACTCATAAGGTTTATTTGCTCCGTGGTTGAATGAAAAGGTTTGTTTTCTACTTCTTCAGGCTCTTGAAGTGCTCGATAATAGCGGGGGATTCTCCATTTTCCCAGCCAGCGGGGGGTCGGATGCAGTCAGCGGGGACGCCGCCAAGAAGCTCCACCTGAACATAAGTACCGTCGCTCTGGGTATCCCAGCGACCGATGCGCTGACCTTGGCGTCCCCATCCAGCCGCTGGACTAAACCGGCGGCGATATTCGCCATCGCCGTCATCCACCCAATGATGTGGAAGTTCGCACACTGAATAACCATTGGTGGTGCCCATTTCGCTCATGCGCTGGGTGAGGATAATATCGTCATGTGAGTTACAATATGCGATCTGATCCCACTTGACTTTTCTGACGATGGCCGGGCACAATCGACGATCCCAATGCTCTTCGCCGTTCTCGTCGGTGAAATACCCAGAGGTGCGGATGTTGAGCAGAGCGCCAACGCCGATCCTATTGGCGCGAAGGTTCTCCAGCACGCCAGCCCGATAAACCTTGTTCGCCTCGATCATGGCGGCCATATCTGTTTTAAGCTCCTGGCACGTGCGGCGAGTATGGCCCAACCCCTCATCAGACCAAGCACCGTGCTTGTGCTTGCAGTATGAGCACTTGCGGGTAGGTCCGCGCTTGGTGATCTTCTGCTTTGTAAGCGGATTTGTGCCTGTGCGCTTGCCGATCTTTGCTGCCAGCGCTTCGATGCGGCGGCTATGATATTCGGCTTCTCCGCCGCTTGCGCGGAGTCTGTCGCGCTCGGCCACGTGGCGCTCGAACTCGCTAACCAAGTGTTTTGTATATGTCGGGCATGAACGCTTATTATGCCCTCGCTGATAGCACACGCTGCATCTAACTGATCCGTTGTAGTTTCCCACGATTTAGCTCCCGGTTGGAGTGAAAGGTTTTTCTCGACTTGATGACCTATTATCTCATAGGCGGAAGAAAAGATCAAGCCTTTTCTGTCAAGAGAATGTCAAGCCTCATCAAGCCCGTCCCAGTGGGCATCTACGAAGCGCTTGGTATTCCGCAGTGCGGAAAGCTCTGGATCCTCGCCGTTTATTTTGGCGCTGGCCACCTGTGCCTCACACTCACGTGCAAAGGCGCGGATAAACTTGATCAGTGCGATCTTGCCAAATGCCGCTTTCTTGCCTGTGATCTGACCGCCATAGGGCGGGCGCACGTGCCTCTTGTGAAGCATCAGCGCGATCTTATAGGCATCATCCAACCCTTTGGTGTCGTCGGTGTCGAGCACAATCGTCATTTTCATATTACTACCTCCAGTTCCGTCCATGGATGGAGCGTGTCTTTCCCAGACGCATCCACTGGACCATTGACGAGCTTGTACCAAGTATTGTCATGATCCTCGGCCACCAGAAAGATGCCCGGTGTGTTAGGATCCTTGAATCTGACGAGATCGCCCACCTTAATAAATCGCGTCTTCATGATACCACCTCTATGCCCTCGTAGTGGATGTTATAGCCGCATGCTGGGCGGCCACTGGCGAACCAGCACACCAGAAAAGAGAGCTTGTGAAGCTCAACGACAACGCCCATCTCGCCGGTACTCTTCCAACGAACCAGATCACCGACTTTCATTGACTCACAACCTCAAGATCACAGGGGGAAGCAATAGTCCTATGTTCAACGTCCAAGCGCTTGACCACATAATCAAGCCCAAGAGGGCAGCTATGAAGCCCAACGATCAAGGCGAGTTTCCACCCTTCATATTTGGTTTTAACCTTCACGAGATCGCCGACTTTCATAACCTAACCTTCTTCCGGCACAAAGTTTTGTTTGCTTGCTTCTTGCGATCTGGGTGTCGCCCTCCACCACTGCGATTTCTCGCAAAGGCTTGGACTGCCAACCAGTTGCGCGTTTTCGGGGCTTTAACCTTCTTTTTCATAGCACTGGCTCCATTAGGTAGACGAACCACCAACCAAAATACATCATTCCGCCAAGCATGGCGACAGCCAAAAAGTCTTCAAGTTGCTCTTTCATACTGGTTTATTCTCCCTTCAACATCTTGATGCGGCGGACTTGCGCCAGTGATCCCGTTCTAATCTCGAACTCGCCAAAAGCCTCGGCAGCACGCGCACGTTGGCGGGCGCGGAGCTTCATCAGTTCACGGGCTTCTACGCCCGCATTGAACATTTCATCCTCACAACTCACCGGGGAATCTCCCCAGCCATCGTGATGGCCGGAACTTTCCGCGAGCAGATCATCGCGAAGCTCGTTGAACTCGTTGATCTCGTCGGCTTGTTCCGCAGTCGGAAGACAGCCGCTCATCAACGAATGGGTGTGGGTGTCAAGCGCGGTCATGATCATCTCAAGCTCGCGAGGGGTGAAGGTAATAGTGCGGTTCATGTGGTCCTCTCTCAAAGTGTGAACCTATTATCTCATAGGCGAAGGGGGAAGTCAAGGTTTATTTGTCAAGCAAATGTCAAAGGATCTGGAGATCTTTAGGAAGGAAGGGGCGAGGGTGATTATTGCTGACCTTCACGTTGCTCATGAAGTATACGTGGCAAATGTTGCCCCACAAGCCAGTTTTTACGATCAGCCCGATAGTTCCCTTTGGAATACCGATACTGGCGCGTGTAATCTTTACCAAGTCACCGACTTTCATTGACTGCCTCCAGATATTTCCAACTGATTTGCCGAACGGGCCACTTAGTAACTCCATTCCACAATACCTCGGCAGAGTTATATGCGGGATGGATACCCTCTTTCATCTCATGAAAGAAGATCCTCAACACAACGCCCATACCAAGCCTATCACCGGAACCCGTGTATCTCACCAGATCACCGACTTGCATTGATTGTCTCCAATGAATCTATGCGAAAGAAGCGCACGGGCATGCCTTTATAGGTCACGCGCGCATGCTCACCGTCGAGACAAATGGCAGTTACCAACATCGGTACACCGATAAGAGAGCCTTGGTAGCCACGCGCGATTTTTCGAGGAGTGACCAAATCACCGACTTGCATTTAAGCCTCCAGCATAACCCTGTTAATATCTACCGTATAGCCATCATAGTTATCCCATGTACACATATTCCACTTTGAAAAAATCTTCCAAAGCTGGCTTGATTCCATGGTTTTTAAGACGCCCACATCCCAGATTTTTGTAACCTCTTCGTCAGTAGGGCGATTGTCCATATTTCCGCCCCACTTGTCTCGCATTGTGATCCGCGCCTGTACCTCGTCGTCAACGCCCAAAAAGCAGAATACGTCCGCCAAAGCGCGGAGCAAAGCGCCCTTCTCGGTTAGATGAGTAGAACACGTTAGCTCCCCGCTGTAGTAAACCTGTGTAACCCAAAGTCTCACGCTGTTGCCCTCTTGGCTTTGCTGTCTGCAAGCATCTTTTCGACCCATGCGCCATCGAACTCGGCGGCGTATTGGTTCCGCAACACCAGCAGGCTTTCGCCATCCTTGACCTCATTCCGCAGCTTGTAGCCAGGGATCAAGAACTCGGTGCCAGCAGGTGCGCCAAGAAAAACCTCGCAGATCGCGTAAGGGACGGACTTCCACTTGAAGCGGTTCTCGCCCGTCTTCTTGTCCTTCCAGCTACGCCGAAAACGGCGGAACTGCATGTCAACCACGCGAGCCTGGATCATTGTGTCGCTTGTGCGGATCATTACGATGTCGTTTTTGTGAAGATATGCCATGTGCTAAAGCCCTCCTTGACTTTGTGATACTATTATACGATCTGCGAGCAAGAAAGTCAATCACTTTCTTGTCAAGCAAATGTCAACCCTCAAAAATCTACGTGGATGCTGGTGTATGGATAGATGTTCGCGAAGCCGTAGCCGCGACACTCGATGTCATCCGAGTTTTCACCCGTGCGAACGAAGCGATAAAGCTCAACCGGATCGATTTCTTCACCATCGATCTCGATCATGTCGCTGTTATCCAGGCGATCCATAAAGTCCACCAGCGCGCTAACTTCTGCATAGGACTCGTACCACTTGATTTGCGACCATGAGAACAGGATCGCATCGTCGCGTTCTTTGCGCTCGTCAACATGCTCATGACACAACGCATGCGCCGATGGGCAGCTTGTGAACGCATGCATCAGCATGCCCTCGATGCGCTTGTCTACTACCAAAACCACTTCTGAACGATAACCCACTGGCTCTCTCCCTTCTTTTGAGCTTGTGATACATTATACGATCTATTTCAGGAAAAGTCAACCATCAAGTTGTCAAGGAAGTGTCAACTGATGATTCCACAAGTTTAATCTCGGATGTGCTGATTTTGTAGAAGCGCCCCATCTGTCCGAGATACACCAGATCAACAGCGCCGCCATAGGTTCCAGCGAGATGCCCCATTCCATGGGCAATCATCTCCTCATCTTCTGGTCCGAGAAATCGCGTGGTGTACTCGTCGCGCATGACGGTCGCAAGCCCTCCTCGATATTCAACTAAATCGCCTTTCTTATACATCTTTCTTCTCCTCTGATGGCGGACTGGAAAGGATCTCAAACCTTTTCATTCCAAAGTGTGATCGCGAAGTGGAGCGCCCGCAATGCACGGGGTACGGCTCGAACCACTCCACAGCAACATGCATCTCACCCGTGGTTTGGTGCCTGCTGTGCTTGGCTACGTAGCCAACGTGACCAATGAAAGACTGGTATAGCTCACCTTCTTCCAAGCCGACATATTTGATTACTGATCCAAGCATGATAGTAGTATACTCCAGATAAATAGAAAAGTCAATGGTTTCTCGTGAAGAGAATGTTAAGAGGAAGATATGATGTTGCGGATCTGCGAGCGACTGACAAGTCCAAAGGTTTGTTTGCCGTCGTTAATGGTGAAAAGCACATCACCTGCGCGTTGAACAGTGCCGATAATGATCCCCCGCCTCATGGTTGTGAAGGTTCGTCCTGATGGATGGTAAGTCTCGAAGGAAACATAATCACCGACTTTCATTTTGGTTTGCCCCTTTGACCCTGATCTTTATGTAGTCTTCCACGCTCAAGTAATAATAGGAAGCATCTTCGATGATCCCCTCGGTCGGATGAGCAACTTTTAAGACGGGATAATCCACATCAGCCCAGCCCATGCTGGCATCGTCGGGTTTGCCGAAATACGGACCTTCGTAAATGTCAAGGATGGTACACCATCCCGTGGGCATTCTGTCCTGCCAAACTAAATCGCCAATGTTCATTTCATCACCTCGCATTGCCAGGATACCCAGCCGACTTCTTTGCCGCCGCAAAGCACGATAATGTCGCTCCATTGAGAGGACGTTTTGTGTCCGTTCTTTGGCATGTGCCTAATAAGTAGTCCAACATGAGCAGTGTCATTGATGTAATCGTAAAATCTAATCAGATCACCGGGTCTCATTGCTTTCCTCCTCAACTATAGTAAGATAATGAACCAGCAAACCTTGCGCCAGTTCGCCCGACTTTGCAAACCAAACATTGCACTGGTAGTTATCAGCGCTGATAATAGGTTGTCCAGTTGCACAGTGATGATCATCTATATGTACCACAATCCCCAGCCCATGGGTGTCGTTGATAGTTGTGCCATAACGATCATTCCATCTAACTAAATCTCCCACCTTCATGCCACCACCTCAAAGCAATCTGGATCAGACCACATCTTATAGCCAGTTCGCATGCACAACACAAGCATATCTGGACCTTTAAGCTGCAATACGATCCACAGTATGCTCATATCAAGGGCATACTCCATCTTCATTTTGACGAGGTTGCCAACTTTCATATGTATCTCTCCTTAGTCATAATAATATATCAGATGAGGACCAGAAAGTCCACCTCTTTCTTGTCAAGAGATTGTCATGGAAAATATGAGTCGTTGACCGGTGTATATGGGCAAGGGCATGCCTCGGCTTTAAGGTCGAGGGCAAAGGCTTCGAGATCCCAACATTCATCCTTGTTAATCGAATGGTAAACATCAAGCTCAAAGTCCTCCACGATATACAAGTTGGGAGGCTCATAAGTCCAAGACCACTCCTCATCAGTCATCCATAGATCACTTTCTTTGTAGGTATAAACGGTCTGCACACATGACTCACCTCCACAATCGACAAGCCTGAAGCATTTATCGGTCATGTATTTATCAAGTAAAAGGTTTGTTCCGGCAAACTCTTCTGTACTTGTGCCTGGATTGCAATCACGTGTGCTGCACCCAACCAAAGCCACGAAAGACAAGAGATAAAGTAAGTTCATTCCCAGGTTCCCCGCTCATCAAACAAGTCTTCAACAGAACCCGTAAAGCTATGCGGGGCCATTTCGCGCAGATTTTCTCGGGTACGACGTGCAATAATGCGATTCGCATTGCGCCCCCCGCAATCCAAGCAAGTTCTATAGCCCAACTCCCTACGTTTATAGTTGTAGTCCTCGCCACAGTTGATGCATTCGGCGTATTTAATCTCGACTTTCATAATACTCTCCTTGGTTGTTATAGTAATGATAGCGTCTTCTCAAATTGTAAAGGTTTATTTCGCACTCGGTTCCTTCGCGATTGTCGCGTGCCATCCCGCGAAAGCGTTTGTGGGTATTGCGATAAGGAAATGGAATATCGGTGAGCCAACGTATACGCCATGACCATGTGCCATGCACTTCGATTCTCTCCATCAAAATCCCATGATGGCCCGGGTAGGAGTGGTATTTGCTGGTGACGATTAGATCGCCTTGTTTGAACTTATAGTGACTCACTGATTATCTCCAACTTGTGCCCCCTTACCCATGTGCGTTCAACGCCGGGAGTCAGCGGCAATACAAAATACCAATCGTCAACTGTGCCTGGACGCTTGGCATCTGGATAGTCTGGTTCAAGGCATTCAATCACACACATTTGTTTAACTCCTCGTATCTGTGCCCACACTAAATCTCCTCGCTTCACTTATCTGTCCCAATCCATTCAAAATCACTTCCCAACCATTCTTCGGGGGGATCGCTCGATGGAAACTTAACAACAATGGTTTCTTGTTGGTATCGCGACTGCTCAAACGTCTTGATAACAACTCCAACCTTGAGGATATATTCACCATAACCACCATGATTGATGTGGTTCTTGGCGACCTCTCGGTCCATTACTACTAAGTCTCCTACTATAAATCGCATTCTTGTGTCTGTTGTGTGGGTGGAAGGGAAAAAATTTACCGCGAAGTTTCTTCGTCAACATCTCTCTCTACGCAAACTACCTCTGCGTCTGTCTCAATCCAAACTCGCGCGCCGCAAGAGAGCGGCTTGTCTGGTGAATATACTACTCTGCATGGTCCGTCGATGATCGCCTCGTGACAATAATCATTAGACTTATAAGTCTTGACCGTCAAAACTGCTTCTCGATTGCCCGATTTGTGATTGGAACGTATCTTGTGTTGATTGACATGTATTCGCTTCTTCATGTTTTTCCCTATAAATGGTGGACCCTGTAGGACTTGAACCTACGACCCTCGCGTTATGAGCGCGGTGCTCTAACCAACTGAGCTAAGGGTCCATTTACTCATCTCATCGGCAAAGCGGAAGTTTCACAAACAAGGTGACATCCTCTTTAGCTTGCCACTTGTTTTCCTTAATGTACTTCGCTTTAGCCTTCTCTGCATCCGACGCCCGAACGTGCGCCAATCTCTCATATTCTTTAGTGTTTTTGTTATATTGCATAATGGTGTATTCCATTTTCTTTCTCCTTATATTGAATATGGCACCCCAAAGAGGATTTGAACCTCTGACCCTCGGTTTAGAAGACCGATGCTCTATCCGCTGAGCTATTGGGGCTGACTATTTACCTGATAGTATAACACGGGAGAACTCGCTTGTCAAGCGTTCATCCTTATTAAATATCACTCCGTGATGACCGGGGATCAAAGCCAACACTCGATAAGTCTTCGAGCGCTGCGAGATTTGCTCCCATGCCATGGTACGATCCGGGTTCGCAATCTCCTGCGAAAAGAACGGCTCGTTAGTGGCTGAATCCAACCAGATTACTGTGTAACACATCCATTTCTCCTATGTCGGCTCAATGAGCCATAGTGGGCATACAACCCGTTTTCCTTCGCGGTAGCCTTTCTTTTTGGGCACGTTGACCCAACCTTCCGGCGTTTCCACCAAGCATTCGTCCCCATCACATTGATCAATGACGCACTCTGGCTCTTCGGGAACATCAAAAGCCAGCAGCATAAGTATAAACAACATCATTCTTCGTTCTCCATATAAACATACTGCAAATTGTTATCCGTCATAGAATTCCATGTTTAAACCGTATAACCTTTGGGCTAGTTTTTCAATTAATCTTAGTTTAAAATCATCAGACAAACCGGAAGTAAATGTTAGACTATCTTCATATTCTGATTCTTTAACCACTTCATCGATCAGTGCTTCTGCTTCTGTTTTTGCATGATATAAAAAATAACTCATTCTTCGTTCTCCTCTTTGAAAGTGGGTTGTGTGGGATTCGAACCCACGACCCTCGGCTTAAAAGGCCGGTGCTCTGCCAACTGAGCTAACAACCCAAAAGTTCCCCCGACACCAAACTTCGATGGAGTCACAGCTTCAAACGTACCATGGGTGCTTTTTCCTATCTCGGAGAAGTGACCTAACTTCCTGCTACCATACGGTGGTGGCCTGCACCAAGTGTCGCTTTTCCAAGGCGACGACGAACGGGGAACGGAAAATGGTAGCTCCGATGGGACTCGAACCCATAAGCTCAATCGAGCGCGAGATTTTAAGTCTCGTGTGTATGCCAATTCCACCACGGAGCCATTCCTTAATTGTGATACCATTATGCCACATGTAGCTCAAGAAGTCAACACTTATTTTGTCAGTGAAATGTCAAGACTCTTTTGCTTTCCTCAAAACTTCAATCTCCCAGGTAGCAAAGTTCCGACGAACGCCATCTGTGCATAAAACCTCGTACATGATGTCCCGATCAAAAAACACAACTTGATGTTCCTTGATGGATAGAATGATTCCAATGAAAAACAGTTGCTCATATTGTTCCTGCAAATAGGAGGGATAATACAAATACTCAAAATCATATTTACATATGACCAAATCGCCTCGGGCATATTTGAACTTCTTGGGCACACAATAAGTATGTGCGTCAGTCTACTTTTTTTAGCCATTCGGCGGGATACCACCCAGAATTCCGTCTAATCTGTATTTGTTCATATTCTGACGGGCGTTTAAGCCACTGAACGCGCACAAAGTTTACTTTCGCTCCTTGTTCTACGGGCTTAAGGGGTCGATATGAATGAAATGAGTTGTACCTTAAAAATGCTTCAGCCACTTCTACAGGTAAGCCGCATTCCTCAATAAATGTTGAACAGGCAGCATTGCGCTGCTGCCAAGTGTGGCCGCCCTCTCTCGTTTTATATAAAGAACACAGCGCATCGGGCACTTTCATTTCCTTTACAACATCTTCGATGTGTATAGTAACCAGGCCAATTCCTGGCTGTTTTCGTCTAAACAGTTTGACCAAATCGCCAACCTGCACAGTTTTTTTCATACTTACTCCTTATCTTTAATAATTGAACCAATACTTCCTCGTGGGCATTTCATGATCATGTGACGCCAACCCATCCACTTTGTAGTATGCAGGGCATCTTTTATATATGGCTCTAAAAAGTCTTCAGGGTTCTCCACTTCAAGATAAAGCACCACGTGCTTCCCTCCATCATCCGACTCAAAACGAACAGCATATACTAAATCACACACTGCTTGCACGTGCTTCTCTAATTCTCTCTTAGCTTCCTCCTCTGGTGCCTTCTCTCCACTGAAAAATATGTTTGCCATGATTTAATCTCCACTTAATAATTCAAAGTTGTCATGTATCATATGTAGCAATTGCCAAGTCCCATCGGCAAAGCAAAAAACTGCTATATTGTTGTGAGAGCCGTCTTCTCCCGATAAGCCCACCTCCATAACGATGCCATAATTGTAAATGGGTTCTTGAGGATACACACCTCCAAGATCTCCTGGTGCTGCGTAGTATTCATAATCCACTACCCAGCGAACCAACGAGCCGCGCTTTAGCTTTTGTCCCACACAGTATATATGGTGCCGAAATCATTAAACTGATTATATACTATACAGAATGAGAAGTCAAGCTATTCTTTCAATTTTGTTTTAATTATATCAGCATAGTAAGGACCACTGCGATATCTTACTGTTATGTCGCATTTGCCCTTGAATATATTCCGTAGGTCTTTTAAAGAAGGGGAAACGGGGCCATGTTCAGTTTCCATATATATTGAGGCAGGGCCGCGATTGGCCAACTTTAAAGCATCACGATGGACCGCCTTCAATGAAGAATAAACACCATGAAAGCCCAGGTGTTCATCAAAAAGACAATATGTATATATTTTAGTCATGCAAAGAACCGCTGAATGGAGATGAGATACGATCAACTACCGCTCGCATAGCGACGTCTACCACTTCTTCATAAAACATTATTTCCTTTTTCTTGACAGCCATTAGCGCGGTATCCTGCTCTTCAATTGCGGCGTCATATTCTTCTTGAGCTTGTAAAAGAGCTTCCAATGTGTTTGTGAAACAATAGTTGTAGTACAGTCCATAACCAAACTTCTCAGCGTTCTCATAAGCATCCTTAAAAGGCCCAAGTCCTGCTATTTTTCGCGACATCACTTTTTACAACCTCCGCAAGTGCGTTTCATCTTTTTGCGTTCGGCTGGGTCTACTTGCAACTTCTGAAAATTTTCGATAGCATCCTCCATCACTCGACCTCTTGCCAAAACTTTAATCTTATTGTCTTGCCTGCGAAATGCGCCGCACATCACAATTTGTTTGGAGGGCACATGAAGCAGATATTCCCCAGGATAAACCACGCTCTCTTCAGTGATCACATCAAATTTCATCTTATTCCTCTTTTATTGTCATCATTTGATCATACGCTTCGCGCTTAAGCTGACTAAGGCGATCCAACACCCCATCGCGGCGAAGCATTTTAAAGGCTATGTTTTCGGCTGAGAATTCGGCTTCTTCAGATTCAAGCCCAACTTTACGCATGTCTCTGATCTTCTCTTTGATTCTATCTACACAGCGAATGGCTTGCTCATAGTCCTTGCGTTTGCCTATAACCTCTTTCTCGATACATTCTGCCCTGTCGGTGTAATCTTGCGCCTTCTTCTCGGCGGTATCAAAATCTATCTGGGAGTCTCCAAGCTCGGGTTTAACAAGCCAGTCAGCCGCATCTTCACCAGCAGTCCACGAGTCTGCGCCTAACGAATAAATACCTGAAGACTTGTGTTCTTCACCCACGTCTTCCACATAGATTTCAACCTCAAACCCATGAATTAGAATGCGATGCTGGTCGTTCCAGCGCATCCTCACCTCGTCAAAAAAAGCTTTGACCAGTCCAGTATCCTCATTAATTTTGGAGAAGTCTACAATGATGTGGAGGTCTATATCAGAATACTTAGACCAGTTATAGTTAGCCAGAGAACCTGTAAGTCTTACGTCTTCAACAGTGATGGGGGCACCTAAGTCCTTAGATTCCTCAATTTTCTCAATAAAATCGCGTGCTATCTCAACAAGACGTTTTTCGACTTCCTCATTTAATCTGTCATCCCGCCAAATATCAGGCTGAAGTTCATCGTGCAATTTGAAGCTGGATTTTTCTGCCTCCTCCAATCCTCCAGGGGCACCCGGCGGGGCGGAAATGTCATTAAACTTCTTACGTCGAAAGTTCGGACGGCGGTTTTTGGGATACCCACCTTTCTTTTGTGGGCCAGTGTCCAAGAACCACTTTAACGAACGTTCAATGCCATCACCAGATTTACGCGAACGTTTATTACGATACTTCTTGGCCTCTTCTAAGGTCTGTAAATAATCGTCCCAACTCATTTCAATCGCCTCTTCCATAAATAGTCTGTTCACCGTCTTCAAAGGTGATAATAGTGCCATTACCTGGATGTGAAGTTACATGTATTTTTATAAAATCGTCGAATGCATCAAAAAATGCAATCGAGCCACGTGGCGCTGGCGTCAGCCAGTGAATCACAGTGTGGCCAGTAGCAAACATTGCTCCCTCAATAACAACACCTTCCCCCGAAATACCAGTTTCATCATTTTGCCTGCAAACCGTAAAAGTGCGAATACCCTGTGGTGCTCGGTTACTTGGCTTTTTAGGCTTTAAATCTTCTGGCTCGGTGGAAGCAGTCGATTGGTCCACATCTTCAGTCATCACGCATCTCCTTTTGGTTCGATATCAAGAAGCGCATCCAGACAAATGTCACTAACTGCTTCATAGGCTGCTTTGTCTGCTGCGATTACGTCAGGACAACCTGCGCGGAGTTCTTCTTCAGCGTCGTAACGCTCCTTGAGGCCCTTGACGGATCTTTGAATATCCTCAACCTGTTTCTGTATTGTTTTAAATTGTTCCAACAGTTGGTGATAACAATTATCTTTCTTGCTCATATTTCATTCCCTTTGTTCACATGATACCCTAATTTACTTTAATAGTGTAGCCCAATCTATTTTAAAAGCTGGGACTACAATAACTATGTTTTCCAACACGTCCACGCCATACATTGTTTCGCCTATATCTATTGCCAATATATATCCTACAAACTGACCATTCGCCGTAAACACTCCAGAACCAGAGGCGCCGCCCCATGCGAAAGAGTGCATATAAATATAGTCCCCTTCCGTATAGCCAGCCACCCTCCCTGCAAAAGTTAAAGGCCCCGTGCTATTTGGAAAACCAGTGTAAAAAAGTTTTGTTTGTGCTGATAGCGTTTCTCTCCATTCGGACGCTTTAGGTAATGCTCGTGGGAAATTAATTGGAGTCAGGGAAGGTATTTCCTCCACTTCGATAATTGCGTAATCAATGGCTGCATTGCCAATTGCGACCCTTTTACATGGTGTAAACCCCTCACTCTCGGTCCATATGCGAGTTAGTTCGCACGGCCCCACCAAACCATGCATGACGGTCAGAACATAATAGTTGCCTTGCATCCTAAAATAAGTTCCAGTGGTTGTGGCCACCCCTTGCTCTGGCCCCATAGACAAGACGCGAACTGTGCTTGCTCTGGATCTCTTAAGAGTCTGCCGCTCTACAGCGGGCAACAGCGAAGTGATGTTTTCTACTTCTTGAATTTCTTGTGTTGTAGGTAATTCTATTAATGTTTTATGTACGCCCATAAAGATCAAGGCAGCTAAGCCAGCCCCTGCTAAAACAGCCGCTGTAATTCTCATAATTTTCTTGAGCACGCGCATCTTTCAAATCCTATACTTGTTTTTGATAACTAAAGAACACAGGCACATCTTCCAAGCCCGCTCTTTTGGCGAACCAAACTATATCTTCATTCCCTGTTATTTTTACTCTCCCATTTTGACCCAGTGCCACATACACAGGCATCTGTGGGCCTTCCTTAATAAAGTGTTTATATCTCCCATCAAAATCATTTTTATCGCCACGATAGAATCGTGATGTGTGCGGCCACAGTTCTGCGACGGGCATCATCACGTGATATTGCATTTGGTTGGTGTTCATTGGAGTATCATATATTTGAACGCCACCCTCTGCCCAATCGTCAACGACTACATCTAATGATACACGCGGTGTGACCATCTGCGGGAGATATTGATCGTGGGGTGGTGCAGCATAGCCCAAGCCGCCCCACTCGCGCAGTGCCATATGTGGTGCATCTGCCAATTCGGGAATGCCTCGATCTCTCACTGTCACGCCCGTCACCTCTTTCTCGATGGACGGCACCAACACAGTATCGCGATAAATATCACGCGCTTGCTGACCAGACAACTCAAACTTGATTTCATACACACGATACAGCGCGTTCTGTCCCACATTCCGCTCTAAATCAACTCTATGACTAACAGTCGTCACCTCTCGGATACCACGAATCTGGTTTTCAACTTGACTGTCGGTGCCTGCGACATTAGTATTAACCACACAACCCAGCGCAACCTTGTAAACGCGTAGATCAATTGGCTCGCGCTCGTTGAGCATCTGATCGATTCTGTCGATTTGCTCTTCAAGACTTTCATTCACGCTTCCGCGAATAATACGAACAAACTCTTCTCTGTCGCCTCGAACCAAAGCATCCATAGCATTAGAGCGTTCTTCGTCACTCAATCCTTGAAGTGTATTCTCTGCCTCAACAGACTCCTCGGGAGACATCCCCAGTGTACGTTGCATTACAGCTTTGTCGTCTGCACCCGGCTTCCAATCGCTGCCCCAAGTATAACTTCCTGCGTTAGCAACCCCGCCTAGGCGCATCTTGGCGCGGACAATTCCGTCCCATCCGTTAGGTTTATCGCCGTCATTGTCCCATATGCCATAAGGGCGCGCTGTGCCTTTATGCAAGGTGAGAAGGTAGTTGTCAATTGCGGCCAGTTTTTCAAATCGGCTAAACTTGCCCCAGTTTTGTTGAATAAACATGATAAGCAACATGGCTTGCTCTGCGGCTTGATCGCCCTGTTCTGCGCTACTATTGTAGACGGACGATAACGACTGGGTGAGCCAGCGCATGTCGCTACCGTCGAGCTTGCGCGCCTCTCTATCTTTGACCTCCTTGATTTTGTTATCCAAAAACTGCTCATAAGTGTCAATGACAATCTTGATGATTTGGTTGGGATATCGATCAATGAAGCGCATGAACTCGAAAGCACCCTTAATATCAGCCTCATCGGAGGATGCCTCAACAACGAGTTTCATTGTAAAGTAAACTTCCCCTGGCTGGGGAGGTGTGGTGTTAATTCTTGAGTTTATGTTAAACCTTATCATCGCATGTCCGAAATCAAGCGGCTCGTACGAAGGGCGGTTGTAGCGATCACCGAACTCAAACTCTAATTGTTGTTCTACGTATCCATTGGCAGCATCAACCAAAGGTTTTGAATTCTGAATGACCATGTTGGTAAAAGGAACGCCGGGCCTTATCATACGTTTTTCAATTGTTCCGCTGTTACCAAAAATGCTTCGCAACGCCTCGGGTGTGTTGCCAATAGTCAGAGGAAATTTGCCAGGAACGTAAACGAGTGTGCTAGGTGTGTTGCTAACATTCACAGGTTTAAAGTTGAACCACACCTCTCCATCGTCATCGATATCATCATTCTCGTCAATACCAAGCACTTCCCAGTTAACCAGTTCTTTACTCTGCTCAACAATATCATCAGCCAACCGATCAAAGTCATTAGGTGGAAGGTATCCTCCGAGTACTAAAGCGCGCCGGATCTTCTGGAACTTTTCGTCGTATTCATCATCTATTTCGTCTATAAGATTGTCAACAAAACCATCATATTCTTCGGGCGTGCTCCCATTATCGAAATCAAATCGAAACCTTACATCAATGGTGTCCGAACTCACATCCCATTCAGTGTTATTGCTGTACTCACCAAGCGCATCGTCTAAGAGTCGCGTAAAGTTACTTCGTACGCCCCAATCACCACCCCATGGCTTTGGAATCGGTGTGTGTTCTCGCTCTTCGTCTGGCCAGACATATCCCTCTTCATTGTTGGGATCAACGGCGCCTTCCCACTCAATATCAAAGCTAAAATCTACGTCGGCGCCGCCGATTACATACGGTTGCTCGTCCCCCTCGACTTCTGCGTCGAAATGTATATGCTCTGCACGGTTCTGTGCGGTATTCAACACTTCTTCAAGTTCGTTCTGTGCCTCTTCAAACGGATCGTCTTCATCCTCTGTCTCGTGCTGGACGTTGCTATAGCCGTATTCATTAATATCTTGTCCAGACATCGAAAAGAAGGCGTCAAGCAGAGGTCCGTCGTTAGTATCTTCATAAGAGCCACCATAGCGGATAAGATAGCGCGCGCGGGGAAGCTCCAGATGATCATCGTCCATAAACTTGAATTTCTGTGCTTCCCACGCCCATTCTTGGACAGCAGTACGGAAACGATCAGCGCCCTCATCGCCGTATAGGCGCCTCTCTGGCACGGTAAACCAGTCGCCGCTTGCACTATCAAAGAACTTACGCATGCGTACGCGCGAGGTTGCGCCGATGCCAGGAATTCCACGCTGGGGATCTCGGAAAATCTCTTGCTGGTCGAAATCAGAGATGGGCACAGGTGTGGGAAGATTGTCGTCGTGTGGCCAAGTTGGCTTATTGTCCAGCTTGGCGTGGACGGCATCACGCACCATATCGAGAGTAATCATTTCCGTCATCTTGTCACCAAAAGCCCCGCCATAATCGCGCCATCCGTGATTCCACGCCTTAATGTCGGTCTTTATGAGGTCCAGCAGAAACTCCAAATGTTCTGTGTCATTCAACGCTTTGTGTGCCGCGTCAACGCGAGGGCGGTAGTCCAGCCAACGCCACAAAGATCTCTCTGCCTCGCGCTGCAGTTGGGCATCTGTATCGTCTGCTGCAGTACGCAAGAAGCGATCCAGTTCGCTCTTCTTGACCAAATATGCGATCAGTCCGTTGCCCTTTGATTCTGCCACAGCGCACTTAAAGTGGCTGCGCCCCTCTTTGTGGCAAGACTCCATTCCAGGCAGATCGCTCATCCGCAACACATCAACAGGATGACGCGAAAGGATAATACTCCAGTCGTCATCTCGAATGTTGCCCTCGAAAGCATCCTCAATCAAAGTATAGGTATCTTCGTTTTTTGTATAAAAGGTTTGTTTCTGGCGCCACCAGTCCAACAACTCGGGGCGCAATCTCTTAAACTTTACTGCGTTCTGAATCGCGCGGGACATTGTGGTCTTATTTGTTTTCGTGATTGTTTCTCCCTCGCGAGGACCAGCGGGGATCGTGTATTCAAACTCTTTGACCAACTCAAAAGAGGCAACACGAACCTCGACATAATAACTCTCAACGGGTCGCGGATCGGGGTTGGTTTCTGGATCGGGGATCCCAAACCCAGGTGGCAGTTCTCCAACCCTACGCTGTTTCTTTTGTTTAACCTGCTTAGTGGGGAACGCCACCGCAGGACCATGGTTAACGTAGGGAGGATGCCAGCCTTCATCTTTAAGGACGCGGACAATCTCTAAAATCTTTCCGGTGTCACTGTCATTAAGAGGGATAACCTTGCGCATTGCGCCATCAAAAATATCATCGAACTCCGTCTGAATTTCGGGTCCATTGTCAGCCATGAAACTGAACGTTTCTTCTGCTGCATATTCACTAATCTCGTCAAGACGTTGTGGCTTCTTAGCGCCAGAAGGTTTGATTTGTCGAAGGTTTCTAAACCATAAGTCGGTTGCAATACTCATTTATTTGTGCTCCACCCTATAAATAGTTGGCTTTTAGTGATTTATCTCCATAGCAATTGGATTAGTGCTATCACAAATGCTAGTCCAACACACACCATAGTCTTAACTGTAAACATGCTTTCATGTAAAAAATACCAAGTTAAAAATGGGAAGGTCAAATAAGATAGCGCGAAGATCAAGAAACGCGGCCCCCAAACTTCCCCCATCTCTGCGTATGCCATTTGAATGCCAAGCCAGAAACATAAGCCTGCTGGAAGAGAAAAAGCGAAAAGCGCAAGAAACGGCTTGTCTTTCCACCACTCCCAAACAAACTGCGAATTTAAATGGAACCAGCCAAATGTCTGTCCGATAGCGAACAAAGCACATGCCATGAGTAATTTAGAAGTTAGCAATTACAAGCTCCTCCGCAACATCTCTTTTTTTAACCTCGCGCCCATATTTATCCACCATTCGAATATTATATTTTTCGTACATCTTAAATAGACGCGCGTGATACTTGTAGACAATGACCACTCTCTTATTAAGAGTCTGGATGCGCGATTCCAATTCACGATGGTTAAAGGAGGCATCCTCGGCGCCTCGACTTTTCCCATATTCAAATAAATTAAAACTAAATCTACCTGCGGGAATCAAAAGATAATCCGCGCCTCGCGCATTGTGTAACCCCTCTAAACAGTTCTCCGCATTGTCCCACAAGGGAAAAAAATTATTCCCATCAAAATTCTTGATGTAACTAAGTGATATCGGATTGAATTGAGTTTTATCTAAAACGCCTGCTGATACTTGATTGCTATCAGAGCATCGATTTAAGATAAAAAACAATGCAGCACGAGTGCGTTCATTGCCAACTGCTGACCAGTTATCTTGTAAAAAATAAAATAATTCCGTATCAATCTTGGGATAAAATTCTTCAGCCGCTGCAGCAACCGCTTGATTATTTTCCTTTAAAGCCTTCCAAAATTCAAATACCCTATACTTGTTTGTGTGGGCCACAACTCTGCGACCTGCAGCCGCTAGCGCAAGCTCCATTGTTCCGTCATATAACAAGAACGAACTCACGTCCGATTCGGGAGGAATTAGTTTCTTTACAACACTGGTGCCTTTGAATTGATGAGCTACTCTAAGTGGAGACTTCATCAGCTTGTTCCCTTTCCAAAAACTCCCTTAAGACAGAAGGATCCACATTCTCTTCCATAGGCTGAGATGATTGAGCTTTAAAAGAAACATAAGAAGCAACAATAGCCGATGCATCGCGTAACGCATGATCAACATCTGCAAGCCGTTGGCGTACACTATCGATCTCTTCGATAGTCTCCAAACTCAAGACTTGGCCACCGCCGCTTAAAGGCGCGGGAAGGTTGCGTAGTTTCTCCATTGCGCCGTTAACCATACGCAGCATTTCTTCTGGCAACTCCTCCATATCTATAGAATATTGAATATTAATCCTTTGTCCCATTCTAACCTCTCAATAATTGTTTTGCTGAATTCTGAAGTTTTGTTTCAACTGTATCGGGGGCACCAATAACTACAATTTCAGTACCTGATTGTCCCCTATTTATTGTCAGCTTGGAAAAACGATGACTCACGTCCAAGCCTTCACTGAGCATTCCTCGCTCATTTAAATCTTGAATTCTTCTCTCCTCGCGGATCATGACAACATGTTCCGGATTCACAAAGACCTCCCGCAAAGTATAGCTATTGGGTGTCGTTACAGCACCATTGACACATACTTCTGTTAATCTAACCAACATTGACTCCCTCCATTGGATAAACATCTTTTTCATGAACTGCCCATGATTGCCCTCTGGCATAAATCTGAATTAAACGATCATTTGTTTTAGTGTTCAACTCTGCAATGCCACCCATACAGATTGCTGTTATGGGGCGCTCTGTGGTCATGTAGGGGGCTGTATTTTGACTTGCGTCTGACCACAGCATAACCGCCTGTGGGATATAAACCAAGTCGCCTTCATTAAATTTTCGTGGCATTTGTTACTACTCCGTTTGAATAATACCATAATTAGTGGTTATCAAGGTTCCAGCGCAACTTACAGCATTTTGTAATGCCGTTTTAGTTACCTTAACTGGATCTATAATGCCGCTTTCGTAGAGATTCACTAATTCATCATTGCGAAAATCCCAACCGCTGTCATTAGGGGCGTCGAGAACGTTCTTAATTATAATGTCAGCGGAAAAACCAGCATTGTGCGCCATCTGTCGCAAAGGCGCGCGGCATGCAGCCTGAATAATACCGCCTGCCATAGCCTGTTCGGCACTTTCAGTTTTCATCACCAGTGTGTTGCTGGCTCTGAGTAATGCAGTGCCTCCGCCACCAACGATTCCTTCCTGCTGTGCAGACCTAACCGCTTCAAGAGCATCCTCAATTCGATGCTTCTTTTCGGTCATCTCCACTTCGGTTGCACCGCCGACGCGGATAACCGCCACTCCAGAAGATAAACGAACAATACGATCTTGAATTTGTTCGCATGCCTGAAGCGATTCCGTTTGTTCAATCAAAGCTTTGAGTTGTTCAATCTGCTCTTCGATTTGTTTATGGTCGCCATGGCCTCCCACTACAGTTGTAGAATATTTGGTGCTCTCGATAAACTTTGCAGTACCCAAATGTTCCATCTTGACTTCTTGAAGCTTCACTCCACTCTCGCGAGTGATAAAGGTGGCACCAACAGAAAGCGCCAGATCATGCATTGTGTTGCGCCGCTCTTCGCCATATCGTGGAGCCTTGATCCCTGCAATCTTCATAGTGCCCCTCATGGCATTCATGATGAGTGCGGCCAACGCCTGACCCTCGATGTCTTCGGCTACGATAACCAAGGGGCGACCCTCTCTTGCGGCCATCTCTAGAATGGGGAGAATTTGTTCAACAGTGTTAATCTTATAGTCAGTCACCAGCAGCAAAGGCTCGTCATGATACATCATTGCCCTGCGCTCATCATTAATGAAAGCTCCAGCACAGTAGCCTGCATCAAGTTTGAAGCCTTCGGTAACATCCAAAGACGTTTCAAGCGAACGCGATTCTTCGATTGTGATAGAGCCATCTTGGCCCACACGATCAACTGCCATGGCAATCAGTTCTCCAATCGTCGTGTCGTTATTGGCAGAAATAGCAGCGACATGTCTAATGTCCTCAATGCTCGTGACAGGCTTGGCTGCAGCCTTAAGGTTGTTGACAACTTCCTTCGCAGCAATCCCCAGGCCACGCTGTAATTCTGTAGGTGGTATACCAGCCAGAATATATTTTTGGGCTTCTGTAAGGATAGCTCTGGCCAGCACAGTAGCCGTAGTGGTGCCGTCACCAGCATCACTATTCGTCTGGATTGCGGCTTGCTTAATCACCTGCGCTCCAGCGTTCTCAAACGGATCCTCCAACGCAACAAATTGTGCGACGGTAACACCATCCTTCGTAATGAATGGCGCTTTTCCCTTCTCTTGGAGTAAAACGTTTCGACCTTTCGGTCCTAAAGTTGATGCCACGTTGTCTGCTAATGTGTTGGCACCCTTAATAATCTTTTGTTGAAGTGTGTCTTTACTCTCATATGCTCTGCTCATTAATACCTCTGAGTTGTTTATTTATTATAACCGTTGCTGGTTAAAGTGTCAAGTGTTTTTGGAAATTATTCTGCCGCTTGTGGCAATGGGATTACCCTGCTGGGATTGTTTGCGGCTCCTTCTGGCGATTTTTCTTTGCGAACTTTCGCTGTCTCCTCGGAAATGGTGTCTGCGTTTTTTTCAGCGTCTTCAGCGTATTTCGACTTATTCATACCTCCGGCAACGTATGTATTGATGTTATCCTGCAATTGTGCTAAATTGTCAAAAACTGTATTCAGTGATTCATTAATATTTTCAAGCACGACCTTCACAGTTGTATAAACAACATCCTCTCCAATTTGCAAACTAGCCACTTTTCCATTTTCGTCAGTGTCATATGGCAGTTCTACACCACTCTCTGCGCGCGCGCCACCTTTGCCGTCCTTCATTAATTTCATAAGTTTGGGTCTAGTAAGTTCAAACTGTCTTGTGAGTTGATAGCCAATCGTAGCCTTCAAAGCTGCCTCATAATACTTTTTGGCGTCAGCCGTTCCAGCTACACGGATTTTCTTCTCGGGATTGTTGGGGTCGGCCTGTTCTTTATATGCTTCATTGTATGCGCGCTTAAGTACTTCCACTGATTCATCCGATGAAAGTCCCTCGCCCCCCTCGCCAGTTCCGTATAGTTTATGAATTTTCGCTTTGCGAGGGTTGCTCTTAGCATTGCCTTCACTCTCTTCCGTTGGATAATTATCTGTATACGCGCTCTGAATAATATTCCTAATTGCAGCCTTATATTGATTTCTTAGGATGGTGTTAACCTTGCCTTGGACGGTTTTGGTCAAGGCCATGTCCGCATTGCCCGAAACCTTAAATTTTACTGTTTTATCGTTAATTATCAAAGGGTAAATTTCATCTCTCAAAGCAGTATCGTATTTGAATCGTCGCTCGCCGCTCTTTGTTTTTGCTTGAGCGCTTCCTGCGGCAGTAAAAATAAACACTGGCTTCTCGTCAGAGGATAGATTTTTGTCTCTTCCTACTTTAAAATCTGCCTCTGGATCTTGGGTATTTGCTTCTTTTTGATCATATTTGTTTGCCAAAAAGTTCTCTACTGTTGTCTGAATGGTGTCTGTATTGACTTTTTCCGGATCAAATTGAAAGGTGATCGTGACCGGTGTGCCACCAATCTTGTATGTTCCCTCGCGCGAGGCCTCGCCCAACGCTTTATTCACATCATGTCCTGCGCGAACAATTTTCGTCCCCTCTTTGGCCAAATTATTTTTAAGAGCAGCCTTAAACCTACTGTAATTGTCGCTAACGTTGACGCGGGATTTCGGGGGAAGTTTCAAATATTTGTCCACATCAGGGGTTGCCTCATAAGTTTGCTGGGTCTTAAATATTTTGGGCAGTCTCAATAGTTCAGCATCCAGATTAACTGCATCCAGCATCGAAGGCATGTTTCCTCGTGTGAAGGCGAAATAATAAAAATCCAAACTATCAACCGCCTTATCTTGCTTCTCGCCAACAAAGTTCTTCGCAGCTACAAGATAATCCATTTGGCCATCTTTTATTAAGTCATCAACTAGTTGCTTAAAAGAGCCGCCAACCTTAACCGTTTTCTCATCATACAACTTAAGAGAAATGGGTATTGTTTTTCCATTAGGATAGACAATAATATCTGCGATTGTTGAAGCACCACTGGCAGGCACCTGATGTCCTTTCTCGGCATCCAACAATACTGCCAAAAATGACTCAAACAAAAATCCAGCAGACGCCGCATTAAAGTTGGATATGATCATTGAAAGTGTTCTATAGAAAACCAAAAACGACATTGATTTGGCTATATCCAATTCCTTAGCTTTCGTCGCGGCGTCTTTGATGAAGCCATTTAGCTCATCAATTTTAGCTTTAAAATTGCCCGGGTCGTTCTTTAAGCCAGGAATATTTTCTAAATACATCTTAAGCGCGTTACGATCCGCAGATGTGGGAATCGATACTTTGTCATCGGGTCCGACTGTGGCGGCAGTTCCCCACCCCAACTCTGTAAACTGGGGTACCGGGACACGACGCAGGATTCTTTCTTTTTCTCTGTAAGCCTTGATGCTGTCGCCTGGATCCTGTGCCGCTGCCTGTTGTGCGGCAGCGGACGACGGCTCCTCCAGAACCAAACCAAACGCCTCTTGCAAGTTCATCATCTCTTCGATCATTTCCATCAAAGACTGCGTGGTGATTGTGTTCTTTTTCTTATCGTACTCTTCTTTCAGAATCTTATTCAAATCAGACATTTGGTTCCCTCATATAATTTCGTCAGCGATGCCATATTCAACTGCTTGTTCTGCAGATAAATAGATGTTAACTTTTTGTTCCAGCAACTTTTTGAGTTGCTTTTTGGTCATTTTTGTTTCCTCTACTAAACGTTCTATGTACATTTCTTGCAGGTCTTGGATTGCTTCCATCTCATTAATAAGGTTGTGAAGCGGTCCCTGGTTGCCTGCAATAACTGAATGTAGCATCACTCGGCAATTGCGACCAATCTTTCTTTTGCCCTTGGTTCCACCTGCAAGAATCAACACACCAGCCGACATAACTTTACCCATGCCGATAACGCTGATATCTGTGTCGTTCTCAATAATCTTCATCATGTCATAGAGGGCAAACATATCATCTGCAGACCCTCCATAGGTTGATAGATAAAACTCAATGTCTTTTCTCTTCTTCTCGTCTTCTTCTGCTTTATTCATCTCGTTCATAAACAACATTGCGTGAATAATCTCGGCAATCTTCTCATCTACGATCTCGGAAAACAATCCGACAACCCGTAAATCAGGCTCTCTAGAGCCGCCAGAGGCATCCATAAGAATAATCTTTTGCTCTTCTTCCTCTATAATACTGGCGAGCTTATCTTTTAAACGTTTAATCATATTAATCCTTTCTGATAAATGTTTCGACTGATTCTTTGTTGCCTTCCAAGAACACCATGGCGCTCTTCCAGTCGGTGAAGTCAACTAGTTCTTTAAAGAAACTACCGTGAGCATCAATAATATTTCGTATGGAACGTGTTTTGTAAAGGTTCATTTCGTCCTCGAATTGATATAAAAATGCTTGAATGTTTTGTTCGCTAGCGTCCTCTGCCTTCATGGTTGCAAGGCGAAACTCTTTAGCATAATGAAAGTGTTCCAGACCGCGTACAATAATAAATAGTGTCACCGATTGAGTTACCTTCAAAAGTGCTGCGCTTTTTCGCACAGCGCTCATAAAATAGAATGTTCTGCAGGTCACGTACCCAAACAAAAAGAACAGAACATAAAACAACCATGGGTGGTCCACAAATCACTCCCTAAAATAAATAACCACCGAGATCTCTCTCAGTGGTTATATTATAACTGCTCGCAAGACCTATGTCAACAATTATTTTTGGGTTAATCTATTGAAAATGCGTTCTGTAAGTTCTTCGGTCAGTTTGGCCTTTCTATTTTGTTTGACCAGACGTGCTGCAACACGCTGTGCCACCTTATTCACAAGTTGCTCTTGCATCGAGAATTCAACTTCTTCTTCCTCTGCGCCAACTTCCATATCGGGCATTGGCTCTGCTTCGGGACCATCTAGTGCAACATCACCCCCTTCTAGGTCCTCAGCTTCTTCTTCGCCAGCCTCAAGGTCAACCTCAGTACTAACTTCTTCGCCCGTAACCTCTTCCAAAGCAGTCTCTAATGCGGCCATGAAATCATCCACAGACACCATTGCGCCTGCAGCATCCATACCCATGTCATCTACTGGTTCTTCCATAGGTGCCTCATCAGCCATAGGCTCATCTAAGGCCACTTCGTCTTCGACAGCCACATCCCCTTCGGGTGTGTCCATCTCAACGCCAGCCTCGGCTTCCAACTCTTCATCTCTTGCACCGGGTGGATACATTTCATCCATTCTTTCAGTAGCCACTGGTGCCATGTTAGCTAATTTCATAAAACGGCGGATTTCCGCCTCGTTCAAAAGTGTCTTGCGAGCCATTATATTTCTCCTTAAAAATGAAAACTCATCTGTAATTAGTAATTGTTTTTGATAAACACCTTAAAAAGTGATCCCTTTATTTAAACAGCGCTTCCTAATCTTCGCCAGCGCTTGGGTTTCAATTTGCTTCACTCTGGCAAAAGAAATTCCCAATCGTTCAGCCACCTCTCGTAATGTCATGCGACCGTTTTCATAAATAGATATTAAAGTGCAATTTTGCTCTTCTTTATAATCAATCCAAAATCGACACTTACGATGCTGACATCCCATCTTGTGCTTCATGCACAGTCGCGAACATTCTAATAGGCCATCTTGATATTTCATAATTCTGGCCCCTCTTCCTCAATCAAGTCAAAGATACTCTCCACATCTTCTTCAGAAAGTCCAAAATCTCGTATTTTTTGGCGGCCAAAATTTTGGTCTTTTTGGCTTTTTGCCTTCTTGGCCTTTGATTTGAAAGAAATTCCGTTCGTATATTCAAGAATGCGTGGGTCGTCTTCTATCAGGCCAGTTATAATATGGCGAAAAAACGCCGCCTGTGTAATACGCATATATTTCAACTTTAATATCAACTGTGCATGACGATGATCATTCTCTGTAAAAACAATCCTTTTAGTGTTGTTGCCATAGTTTGTCTCTTGAGTCATTGCCACTTCCTATTGGTAATATGAGTGCGACTCTCCGACAATCCTGCAGACGTCTGTTCAACAAACTCGGCTTTACATTGCAATTCGAGGATATCACGAGCACCCGAATAACTAAATCCAGAGCGCATGCCTCGTTCCAAGTCCCCAAGGATATCGTTTACGCTTCCACGATATGGGACGCGCGTTGCAACACCCTCGTGAGAATTATAGCGTCCATGCCATTGAACCTGCGCTTCCTTGCTCGCCATCCCCCTATAGGACTTCCATTTTGTACCGTCTATATCTTCAAAAACTTGACCAGGGGTTTCGGTAGTCCCTGCAAAAAGCGACCCGCACATAACAGCATCAGCACCTGCAGCAAGCGCTTTAACAATATCGCCAGAGTTGCGTATGCCACCGTCAGCAATTATTCTTACATTACGATCTGAACGAGAGCACTCTACGATGGTATGAAAACCAGGAACACCATGACCAGTCTGAATTCTGGTGGAACAGATGGAGCCTCCTCCAATGTTACAGCGTACACTATCCGCACCCCAATCTGCTAAGTCATTAAAGCCTTCCAGTGTTGCGACGTTGCCAGCCATGATATGTATATCATCACCCAGCACTTTGCGCAAGTTGCGCAGTGCGCTCTTCATCAAAGAATGGTGACCATGAGCCACGTCAACGCAAATAAACCTAGCAAACATGGTGCGTAGAGCTTGAGCGCGTTCCAGATAATCCCCCGTAACCCCGACGGCGCCACCAATCATCAAGTTTAAGTAACTCTCTTGCGAACACAAAGAAGATACGACACGAACATGTCGCATCTGCTCCTCAATAGTGTTATAGCGGTGAATGATGGCGGCGCCGCCACTCTTTTGCATTGCCACGCCCATTGTCGATTCAGAAATGGTATCCATAGGGGAGGCTAAAACAGGCAGCTTAAGCTTTAACCCCTTTCCCAAATCAGATTCTAGTTTAATTTCGCTGCGCGATTCGATATCCGAATACTGTGGTTTAAGCAGTACATCATCATATGATAAACCTTTCTTAAACATTAGCTCTTCTCGGAGTCATCTGTACTGACAACTTTTGTTTTCGCTGCTGCTTTGGTCTTTGTCGCCTTCTTAGGTGCGCGTTGAGCCTTCTGCTGCTGAGACTTTCTAAATGTTGGGGAGCGCTTCTGAAGCTCCTCTTCGGTGATAGGCTCAGGTGAAGGAGGAGGTGCAGCCTGACGCATATTCGCCATGGCTGCCTTCATCTCCTCTGGGGTTGGGCGGCGTTGTTGTGGGGGTGCTGCGCCCGTCGAATTAAAGTACTGCTGCATGCTCAACAGTGCTGCCTCATGCTGCGACAATAGCTGGGCATGTTTAGTAATTTCCTCCACGATACTGGAATGATCGGGAACCATCGTTGGATCTGTCAAATACAAATCCAAAAGAGCTAACGACTCCATTGCCTTTGCTCTCAATTGTGTAATTGCTGCATTGTATAGTTTGATGTTCATAATGATTTCTTCTCCTTTGCAATAAATTTCTTAATATCATTAGAATAATACCATTTGTCTCTATGGGGATCCTTGGGGTCCGGCATCAGCTTTACCCTGGGGCGTGTTTCGCTTACAAGAATTGTGCAAATGGTAGGCACACCCTCAAATCTTAATGTTCTTTGTATGCTTGGCTGATCATCTATATTGAAGGCAAAATAATGTGCCTCTTCATCCGAATCATCTTCAGCTATTTGAGCATAATCTGAATGAAGCCCGTGACAATAGTGACAATTATTCCTATAGAATTTTATTACCACAAGGGAAGGCTTTTCTTTAATCCTTCCAGCCAAAATTTGATTTAAAAATTTAGGCGACAACCTACGCACTGTCATTGGCGCCATCCTTTTTCTTTGTTTTCTTCGTCTGCGGCGGGTTGTCGATGAGATATTGCAGGCGCCTGCGTTCTTTGACGGCGCCCACGCCATCCCCCAATCTACGATCAAGAACGGCTAATTGTTCTGCAGGCGTACGGCGGCTTCTTTGTTCAACTAACTCCGCAGCGCGGTCGCGCAACTCTTCTCGGCGTGCGATGCCTCTGTTAACATTTCCCATTACTTTTTCTCCTTCTTTTGTGGGAGCACCTTATCTACTTCCTCTGTAGAGAGACCCATAGACTTCATCACTTTCTGTACTTCTTCGGTAATCTCATCCACATCCTTGACTTCCCATACATCATGACGCTGCATGGGTGTAAGTTTTCCATTTTTAGAATTTTTGCGTGTAATCATCTATAACCTCCTGTGTTTTTTTGATGCATTCGGGGCAAAACAAGCGTACTGTCTGCTCCTTTACTACCACACTCCAAGAGAATACCATATCACGATTCTTCTTGTCAAACGATTTCGTGCATGCATCACATTTATCTGGGAGTTGTCCGAACAAATGCACCTTATCGGACATCACCTGTTCGGCATCTCCTTTCTTTCTTTTTCTCTCGGCGGCGCGGCGTTGCTTTCTATTCATCGAACTGACAAGACCTCAAGTCGGGGCATCTCTTTCGGACTGTCTTCTTTCTTAAAGACGATGACAGCCGATGGGAACGGAGCACTATTCTCTCCATTGCCAAACTTCAATCTTCCCTTTACAAAGTAAATCGAATGAGCCTTCATCACATAGTCATGCCAATAGCGTGTGTCAGTGCGTGCTGGAATCAAAGCGACAACTGTGGTGTCATCTTTTTGACCTTCTTCGTATGCCTTTTTGATCCAATGTTTAATCCCTCGCCCATAAGGTGGGTTCATAAACACCACGTTCTTCGACCAATCTCGGCTAAGTCCGTCATCCTTTTCGGTAAATCGGTTTTTCACTTTATAATTGGACTCATTAGAGCACGGATCCAAAGTGAATGGTCCGAACTTCTCATCCAACTGATCAAAAAAGTGTTGTGGAGTAGCCCACTCCATCGATTTCGAACTAAACATTGTCTTCTGTGTTGCCTTATCCATTATCATCTTCCTTTTGTTGTAAGTTTTTTGCGGCAAACCTTTCGTCTGCCTTTTTGTTAATCTCTATAATCTCTTCGATTTCATACGGAACTCTGCATGTTTTTTTCTCAAAAACCCAAAAATATGAATGAAATTTTCTTGCGTGAGCTTGATTCTTGCGATGATTATGTCCAATGATACGCGACTTTGCTGTTAAGACAAACATATCACGAGGATAGAAGCCATGCTCAAGCGCACGGTTCATAATATAACAGTGAGAAAACCAATTCTTCCCAGACGATACAGTATCCTGACACTTAAATGCTAAGATGCCGCCGTCTGCGAGCACTCGATGAAACTCAGCGAGGCATTTGTCATACCACCCCCACAGATCAGACACATATCTAAACCCGTGAAAGCGCTCCCCGATTATGCCCGTAGGCTTTTTCTTGGTATGGCCAGCAACAAAGGGAGGATCAAACATAATGCTCTTAATTGTCCCGCTTTCTATTGGTAGGGCCTCTGCACTAGCTGGCAACGTATCTGGCGTCTGTGGAAAGAGGTCATACTTCAAAGGCGGATCAATGATCCCTGGCCTGTTGAAAGCTTTTCCTTTCTTGTAAGTCTTATAAAATTTTCCCTTACTGTATGTGGGATCCAACTCAAAACCTTCGGGCACATACAATGCCTGAATATTTCGAATGATATCATGTTGATCATCAGACACTGTGCGAATGACTGGTATGCTTTCAGTTGCTTCCACTTGTTCTCCTATAGTACTGGACACTTGAACTGAATCCTTTTTCCTTTTGAACCAGTAGCATAGGTCCATGACAAACCAGTTCCAAAACCTGCGCGACCCTCAAGAATCTTATTGACTTGCTCTTCAATGGTATAAGAACTAAAATCTCGCAACCTAAAGCACCGCGAATCAACCTTGAACATAATTGTATGATTGGCTATTCTTGTATCCGTAGAACTCTCGTCAGGAGAACCTGACAACACCCATTTAACAAGCTTCTTCTTAAAGGGGGATAGGCGGCGCTTCAAATCCGACTTCTCGTCTGCCGTAAAAAGCTTAGCTGACGCGTCTTTCTGGTGCTTTTCCAAGAGCCGCGCTGCTTCCGCATCTCCGATACCCACCTCATCACAAATGGTATCCGCAGAAAACTCAGCGACAGTAACGTTATTAGAATGTGACTGTTTAACAGACAGTTTAATATCCACAGCGCCGTTGATTCGCAAATGTACATCCGTCTTCGGTTCTCCACCAGACTTTCTGCAAGGAACTGGCACTACCTCTACAGTTTTCACTGCAGTAATTCCGTATGGCTGCAAAGTACTGTGGAAAACCTTCTCCATAGTGGTCTCTGCTGGCGCCTTGGAATTATATTTACGCCAGACATCTTCAGAGGTGAATATGTTCTTCGTATATTCTTCATACAAATCGCCAAGAGCATCGGAGCGTTTCCCATACGAGAGGTTACTGATGTTGTACTTTTCGTATAAGTCTTCCAAGGTTTGTTCGCTATCCATCTGTACTCCCCAGGGCACCATCGCCCCTGTTGCTAATGGTCATTGGATAGTCGTATAGACCGCCCTCGCTGCGTTCAGTAGCCCTAAAATGCACTACAGGAGTCAACACCACTTGCGCAATTTTCATGCCCGCCTGGATGAACTGGGGAACAGTTCCAACGTTGTGAAGGTTGATGAACACCTCTCCATCATAGCCTGAATCAATCACGCATGCGCCCACAAGCAAACTCTTCTTGGCTGCGTTGCCAGAACGATTCTTAACCTCAAGCATATATCCATGAGGCACACCAAACTTAAGCCCTGTCCCCAGAATCACAGACTCGCCAGGACTAACGTATACGCCTGGAGTTTGTTCGGTGCCGCGTGGACTATAGAAAACATCCAAGCCTGCGTCTGATGGATTGGCACGGTCGGGCGACTTAGCGGACCTGTGTACCTTCTTATATTCTAGAATCACACTTCCTCCTTAGAATTGTCAACGATGATTCCCTTTCCATTAAACATGTTAAAGTTGTCAACGATCTCATCGATGTTGAAGTTCCCCTGGAACAGTCGGTATGCCTTGACGGCAGCCCTAATTTCATCCGTATTCAACCATGAATTATCGCGGAACTCCTTGCGCAAGTCGCGCTTTTGTTCCTTGTATGGTTCCATGGCTTCTTCGATAGCTTTAAGTGAACGGATGTATTCTTTCACATAACGCTTCTTCTCTTCATATGTATTGGCCATTAAGCCCTCCTTTATTCTTTATTAATATATCAGATACAGTATTGGTTGTCAAATGAATTCTGGAGAATCTGAAAAATAAATTTCCTGTACTGTATTTGGCAGGCTCTTAGTCAAGAATTCTCTGATCTCTTCTTCACCAGCAAAATAAAGCGTAGGATTATTAATCCCCCATTGACCCACTTGACGGAGCACATCCATCTTGTTGAAAATAAGCTTGTTAACCCCATTCATACGAATAGCTTGTTCAAGCTGCTTAAAGTTCAACCAGTTACATTGGCGCACACGTCCCGTAGTTGCACCGAACTCTTCGCCAGCGATTTGAATCTCATTATAAATCTCTCCCCGAGGCTGGAACTGTTTCTTGCCAACGTATGTTTCGTAGATCTTGGCTACACCGTAAACGTTTCTCAATGAACGAGGATTCACCCCATTCAACAAAGCTGCAGCTACACCGCAATGACTGGATGTGACATAGGGGTAGTCTCCCCAGTCAGGATCGAGCCAGAAACCTTGTGCGCCTTCCATCAAAATGACAGGCGGTGTCTCCTGATTGTGTAGTTCTTCATAAACGTCGATTAGAAATGGTTTAAGAAAATCAATATCGGTAGCACGTACCCCGCGACGAGCGTACTTATCTCGATAAGCAGGTCCATTTCCTGATTTCGTTGTGCCGATTCTCTCGTCTTTGGAATCCTCATTGACATGTTCTTCCGTAATGATGTGTACGTTGCTGGCGATCTTGAGCGTGCGAGCCAAACTAACGCCGCGCTCTGCCAATCCCACGATTTCATTAAATAGTTTGTTAACGTTTAAAACGCATCCAGGTCCGATGATAGAGGGAATGCCAAAGAACACGCCCGCTGGAATGTGGTGAGTAACAAACTTCTCACCTTCATGATAGATTGTATGTCCCGCATTACATCCTCCATTAAATCTAATGCAATGTGTATAATTCCCACTCTTAAGAAGGTGGTGTGTCACCTTCCCCTTGCCTTCATCTCCGTGCTGAAGACCAATAACGATGTCTGTAATCAAGTTAGCTCCTGTATATTATGGTATTGTCACTTGGAATAGTTGCTGAATAAATTGTCTGATCAGGTTGTCCTTTACTTCATCCGAATCTGCTTCTGCAAAAAGATAATTATAACTTCTCATCTCGCCACCTATCTTCCCGCGCACTACTTCCAATTCCCTTTTCATCCAGCGTGTTTGTTGCTTATAGTTCTTAGGCAGCGGCACCTTTAATCTCTCTGCGTAATCAATAAGAATGAAGTACCTTCTCTCCTCCAGAGCAGCTTTAGCTTTAGTGAACATGTTAAGCATATCATTCTTTTCTTCCTCTGTCAAGTCCATATTGGCAAGTTTATCAGGGTGAAGATGTAAAGCCAGCTTCTTAAAGAGTTTTGAAAATATGTCGTACATGTCTCGGTCATCGGTGGGGTTGGTGCCCTGGAGCATTCCACCTGTTTCAGCATCATAGAACTGTTCTGTTGGCTCTGCTTCAGGCTCACCCTCAAAGGGAATGAGATCGGTCGATCCGCTATAGGGTACATTACCGGGGGCTTTCTGTTCTTTCTTGACACCATAAATCTCTTGAATCCTTTCCGCATTCTGTCGGTTTAACTCAGCAATGTCTACATCGCGCTCATGACAGAATGCTTCGTAATATTCCTGAAACTCTTTGGCTGCTTCGGAGGACATCTCCGTTACAATATCAAGCTCCTCGTACATATAACGAAGTTGATTGACGAGTTTCTTCCATCTAAGTTTTTGAGCAACAGACACATCAGCACCTCGCTATAATTACTACTATCTATTCGAAGTCAAACTTAACATTCGCAGTAATTTTAAGCGTAGGCACATGATCGTGGTTGGCTAAATTGTGTTTTCTAGCCTCATCAATGTCCAAAAACCAATCGGCATGTCCCTTCTCGTGGATGATATCTAAAAAGTAATCCTTGTGGTGTCCACAGTTTTCTGCCATCATATGATAAACCTTCTTATTCAACCTCTCTGTCTCGGCAGCATCAGCTTTGATCTCCTCGACTTTGCCCCAGCCCATCGAACTAACATCATGAATCATAACAGTGGCATCAGGGTCCATATATCGATAACCCTTGGAGCCGAAACTAAACAGCACGGCACCGCATGACATAGCTTTTCCCTGCACTATTGTAACCACGGGAATGCTGGAGTGTTTAATATCTGAAATCATAGACATTAGACTATAAACTTGACCCCCGTAGCTATCAATAATGACTGGCACAATTGGTTGTCCTGTGTTTTGGGCTTTATTCATCTTGTTGGAGAAATCGTTTGCTGAACTCTCGTCAAACTTTCTTACCCGAATAATCACAGGAAGATCGTCTACAAACTCTTTCTCTTTCAAGAGCGGACTAAAAAGTTTCATCACTTTCATGTTGTTTACCCCAACTGTTTAAACGTTTTCCCCACAGCGTATGTCGAGAAACCCCACTGCTCATCATATTTCAGGCGTGCCATGTAAGGTCTGTTTAAGTAAATACGATCCTTTTCAGGTTTAATGCCCCAGCATCTGATCTTTGTTGTCTGATTATTGGAATCAATAACCTCAACAATCCAGTAAAGCTTACCGTTCTTCGTCTTCTTTGGAGTAATCTTGCGCGGAATAAACCAGCACAAGAAAAGAGCTTTGTCAAACTCAGAGATAGGAGGCACTCCCTTCTCATGCAAGCGCTCAATAGTTGCTCGCTTGATAACCAAGTTAAGAGGAAACACACCAGTTAAGTCAGTCTTGAACTGGATGATCTCTTCTTCGCTAAAGTCGCCTTCAGGTCTAAAGGTTTCAAGGTTTTCATTAAAGCGCTTAAGGTTCTTCGGTCTGTCAACAATACATGCTGACCAGAAATGCTTACGCCCAGTGAACCTGTCATCGACAATGTGATCCAAAGCCCCTGCCCGACACAAAGCATCCAAAGACTTCTTGTTTAGTTTGCTATAAACCACTTCCTCTCGGAACAAAAGATCCTCTGCGTTAGTAAACGGTCGGTTGTTTAGAATCTGTTCAATCGCTGACATTCCCAAACCTTTGATCGAAGTCAGTGGCTGGATGAGTGTCTTGCCATCCTCGCTGATCTCCCACACAGTGCCCGACTTGTTCACATCAAGTGGCGCAATCTTGAAACCAAAGCGCTTTGCAATGTTGATCGCTTTCTCTTTGCGACTCTCGGGTTCCTTGTCCAAGAATGCAGCCATCCACTCTGCGGGGTAGTAGGTCCACAACCAAGCACACTGGTAAGAAATCATACTATAAGACACAGCATGCGACTTGTTGAATCCGTACCCAGAGAAGAACTCGAACTTGTTCCATAGACTAATCGCCGCGTCACGGTCGATGCCGTTGGCAACACAACCATCGACAAACTTCACACGAAGCTTTGTTTTGATGCCGCCCTTGCCAGTACCTTTCTTGGTGAGCACCTTGCGTAGCAAGTTGCCCTCGTCCATCGTCAGCCCTCCCAGCTTGTTAGCCAGCAATGCAATCTGTTCCTGAAAGATTAGGAATCCAAACGTTTCTTGCGTGATCTCTCGTGCGTCATCCGATAGGTATTGGATGCGATGTGGGTGGCCCATGGCTTCGATGTACTCTTCATGCACATCAGCAGACAAAGGACCAGGGCGATAAATCGAGGTGATAGCCGAGATATCAATGATGTTGTTGGGCTTGACACGCTTACAGAAGTTCTGCGCTCCAGTTTCAGTAAACTGGAAGATACCAGCCCACTTCCCTCGGTGGAATGTGTTCTTATAAACCTTCTTGTCATCAAGGTCTACCACATCTGGATGGATGGTCTCGTCGTAATACTTCTTGACGTCGTTGAATGTCGGGTTCTCAACGCCATGATGGCGGCGAAGGATGTGCTCGATGCAGCCCTCCATCATCTTCAGCGTAGAAAGCCCAAGTAAGTCGAACTTAATGAAACCCATCGGTTCAAGGTGGCGAACGTTCTGACCTTCGGACCATGGTGTTTGGCGCACACCGCCAGAGTTAATCAGAGGCATGCTCTCATCAAGGTTCTCTGCGATCACAACACCACCAGCGTGGCGGGAGCATGACCTAACCTGCCCCACAAGCCCCTCAACGTGAGCCTTGACCGCTGGATACTTGCGCAAATATGCCTGAAGAGAACTGGAATATTCCATAACCTCTTCCCAAGTTGGCGTATAAACACCAGCCTTCATGCCGTGCGCCTTCTTGGCAACAGGGGTAGCCTCGCGCATCATGACGCTTGTAACCGTGTTCGCTTCGGTGAAGGGGATACCATACAGCTTTGAAATATCTTTGATAAGCGAACGAAGCTGCAGCGTATTCCAGTTGGAAATTGGAGCAACCGTATCCTCGCCCCACATATCAACCAGCTTCTCTTTGAGTAGCATGCTGTCGGATACATCGTAATCAATATCTGGATAGTCGGTAGCGTCAGAACGTAGGAACCGCGAGAACAGTAGCCCGTATTTGATGGGATCAATCTGTGTGATTCCCAAGGCGTACGCCACCAGCGACCCAGCCGCAGAACCGCGACCAGGGCCAGCCAACATCATACTATTAGCTACGTCGGCGATTGCCTTCATAGTGAGGAAATACTTACTAAAACCCCTATCACTAATAACATGTAACTCACGATCAAGACGGTCCAAATACGCCTGCTGTTCATGAAGCCCTTTCTCCCTAAGCCCTTCAAGGGATAGGTTAATTAGTGCTTGATCATCTGTAAAGCCTGCGGGGACCACAAAAGAAGGAAGGCTGACCGTATTGTCAGGGAAGAAAGTCTCGATGCGCTCGTGTGCAATCGTGTAAGTTTCCTGAATAGAATCCAAGACAAGCTGATCATCATAGTCATAGTCTGCGGCGTACTTCTTGTAGCTCTCCCACATCTGATCGCCGTTCTTCGGATACAATTCGTAACCAATCTCTTCGACGCCATCGGGCAACTCGTTGCCGTCAGCCCAGTCGGGAGCACCCTTGCCAAGCCAACCAAGACGCTTGTAAAGCTCGCGATCCTTCCAAGCGTCAGGGTTGGGGTAATGGCTGTCGGCTGTAGAAATCAGTCCAACGCCAAACTCTTTGGCAACTTTGATGATGTACTGGTTGAGTTCGTGCTGCTCGGGAATGTTGTTCCACTGGAGTTCTGCGTACCAGCGATCTCCAAAGATATCAACCATCTGCGCTGTTGTCTCGCGCATGGCAGTCAACACTGCTTCGTCACCATCTTCTCGGTTCTCCCAATAATTACCAGCATAGACGCCGCCAAGACAAGCAGACGCGGCGATGATGCCCTCGTTGTACTTCTTAAGCAGTGCGTAATCCAAACGCGGATACCGATAATAGTTCTCGGGCTGATAGGATTCTGAAATCAATTTGAATAGATTGTTTAGACCAGTCTGGTTCTGTACCAGTAAAATCAAGTGACGGCGACGGCGCAAAATACTTTGCACCTTCTTGCTATCGGTCTCGTCTTCAACTGTTGCGCCTGACTGTCCAGACTTCTTGATGGAACGTGCTCGCTTCTTGTCCTCCATAGCCTTCGCGTACTCATCGCGCCAGTCATCAAGTGATGGCAGAAAGTATGCTTCGCAGCCAAAGATGGGCTTGAAGTCTTTACCTTCTTCCTGCATCTTACGAGCGTGTAGGACTTGATAAGCCAGTCCGTTCATATTTCCATGGTCAGTTAATGCCAGCGCATCGCACCCATTTTCATACGCAAAGTCCATATGTGCTTGTGGATACCCTAGGGCATCAAAGAGAGAGCCTGCTACGCTATGTGCGTGCAGACCCACAAATTTAATTTCAGATTGTTTTCGGTTCAAGATATTTCCTCCTCTTGGATTATTAATTTAGCATGTTTGTGCGGCCCTGTCAACCCCTTGTAGGGTTTTTTTATATTATTTTCAGAACCCAGGAACTTCCTATATTCTCCCCACGTGGATATATCATAAAACCATTCCAACTCGACGGCGTGTGGCGCATCTGCCAACACCTCACTGAACACTGTATCAAAACCAAAATTTCGTGCCGACCACCTTTGGTTTAGGGGGAGTCTTTGGGACGGATACTTTTCGCCTGGGGGCGGTGGTAAAAACTCCCTTGTTGTCAGCTTGTTTACTTTTCTTCGACATTGTATAAAATCTTCTCCTTTCATGGTAAAGGGCAATGGAACATTATCCTTCACTGTTTTGTCGTTATAGGTTAAAAAGAAATTAGCCTTTGTATCGGCTATTTCTCTTCGGTGTTCTCGTAAGGAATATATATCGTATGCTGTCATGGGGAACGAAATGAAATATTTCTCTGGCACAAGCCATTTCGAAATCTTATTGCCAACCCACCACGCTGAATTTACTCCGTGCAGAACTGACCAGCCGTACGAATCGCGGCGGTCGCGGTCACGATCATTGATCGGGACGTAATAAATAGGTATCTCTTTGCGTAATTCCTTGTAGAATTTTACCTTTGTTCGGTTATAATAAACGGGATCTTGTACCCAGTCACCCACACATTTGCGGACAATTGGCGCGAGGTCTTGATTAGCAACAATCCATATAGTTTTACAGCCCGCTATAGCACACTCAAAAACAGACTTTTGAATAGCAGTGAAGCCAGCATCAATCGGCAACAAACAAGACGGTGTGAGCAAATCATGATCCGTCTGAAGATTTGCTAATGGGATGATGCCGGCCACATGAATGCGGCGATTCACAATACCCTCAAAAGTCTATTGTACGCCACACTAGCCGGTGATAAATTTTTGTACAAATTGTATTCAGTGCAGTTAGGAATTTCGATGTAGCTTTGTGCTGATTCAAACGTTTCATTCTTCTTTTTTGTTCCTCGGGTGATATGTGTTGTTCTAAATCTATAATGTTTTGGTTTTCCGTTGGGTCCATAGCCATTAAACTTTCCTTTCATTCCGCGACTCTCCATCTCGTGGAGCATCTTGAATCTCGCCATAGTCTCTGAATAATCAAAGTCTGATAGCTGTTCGGTAGTCAAGTGTGATACCACACAAGCGTCCTTAACAGGACTATTCCCATCAATTCGGTCAGAAGAATAGAACCATATGGACCTAACGAAATCATCTTCAGTTGTAATGAAGTCAATGTCGTGCTTTCCTCCTCTATTGAATGCTATCCAATCATAGCATATATATTCGCCCGTGTCAACAGGCTTTTCATTTAAAAGTTTGTGACAGTTTTTGTCACCAAAGTAATAACAATGGTTGAAGTTAATCTCTGCCAGTTTAGAGTACTCATCAGAAAAAACAATAGTAGAACCTGTGTAGCGCATTGACTTACAAAGGTTTGCAAAAGGAACCTTTCCAAAATATGAAAGCACAAACATTAGACGCTCCCATAATATTTCTTTGGGTAGTCCAACTTTCATTTCCATATCGAAAGTTCTCAAGGTTCTCTCTTCGTTCTCCAAATTCAAATCAGACAAGTCCAATGACGGATCGAGAAAGTCAAACCGAAACGGACGTTCAGCTTCAGAAAAGAAGACTGGTAGTTGGTTATTGAAAGCAAACATCAATGCTTCGAGCGAACTACCAATCACTATCTTATCATAATTAAGAATCACTCTTCGTTCTCCTTAATAAGACAACAATTAGCGGAGTGAAAAACACACCAGCCAACAAAAAGTCCGAGGCTAAAAAATGTAATAGCTACATCAATCATTCTTCGTTCTCCTCAAATGACGCCAGAGCCGTCCTCATTCCGTCAATACCGCGCTCCCGACAGTAGAACAGCCAACCGATGGTTCCAAGTTCTTGGATCTCGTCGATCTTCTTTTCTTCGCCCCATTTGTTGTTTTCCCAATCATAGTCACTCACTGAGAGTGTTTTTATCCGCAGTTTTAAGTCGTCATTTTCGCGAAAGAACTCCTGAAAGATTCCTTTATATCGGCATGAATCAAATTTTCCACTTGCCCACACCTCGTCGCCGGGCTGGAGACCGTGTAAGTAAAAGTCTTTTGAAACATCAATCATTCTTCGTGCTCTCCACAACAATCGACTTCTACATCCTTGCTCTTCTTATTTATTTTCAGCCAGATACCCCAGAGAATAGGGACAGCTAACCAATGAAAGCATAAGATCAACGATGCAGGAATGCCTGCGTAAAACGTTGGGTGAACGTAGTTTCCAAGCATCGCAAATATAATCGGGAACACTACGTCCTCGATAATCTCCCACCCAACAAAGATTATAACAAACGCGAGTCCGTTTTCCTTAAGGAATTCTTTTATTCTCTTGCGTGAGAAGTGTGCAAGCTTGTGAGAGAGCCTGTGTTTAAGCCAGTTATAAAGTTTCATTATTTGTTCCGAATGTCACGGTAAGCTTTCACTGTGACCGGCCAAAGATCCGTGGCAATCTCCAAGCACGCTTCTGCGAGTTTTTGGATTTCCCACTGGGCACCATCGTGGGTGCGGAGTTCAATAAATTTAAGTAAATTATTAAGATTGACTGTTCCATAATATTCCGTATACATGTTCTGTGGTAAGACGCCACGGGCTTGCTCTCGGCAAACGCCCGCTTTAATCATATTGTTATAAAATGTCAAGCACTCCTCGTGGTGCTTCTTCAGTTGGTGGGACACCTTATCCCCCATAAAACCTCTCCATACGTGTGGATTAATCAACTCTTCTGCGTTGGAGGCTTGTCGATTGGATTCGTGTTGCGTTCTGAAAGCCACTGGTTCATAGAATTTAATGTCCACGTCGGTATACCGCCTGGAGATTTCATTATACGACCAAGTGCGATGCCTGTGATGCTGACTACGCACATATAAAGGCACACAAAACCGAAATGTGACCAAGTTATGTTCAAGTGTTGAAGTGTGTCTATGTTTAACCAAATAGGTAATAAGTTTCTTGTCTCTATCATCTAATTCTTCTTTATGCTTACCAAAAGATACGCGAGCGCTATTGACAACAGAAAGATCTGTCCCCATATGCTCAACATATTCTACGTACCCCTTACCATCGTCATACAAATCAATGCTTTTAGCATAATTTTCATTTTTCACTCTTCACCTCTTGAATTAATTTGTGAATGTCTAACCCTGCGCAATCAATCTTTCTTTTGCTGCAGTGGTAATGACTAACGATTCCTTGATACTTTCCGTACACCACATCTTGAACATATTTTGTGGATGTCTTACCAAATTGACTAAGTGGTGTTTGCATCTCTACATTTGTGGCAGCCTCAATGGCTTTCCAGAGAGCTTTGGCAGCCTCAATCTGCACAGGATAGAAGCCCAAAAATGGGTCTAGCTTACTGCCGTGAACCCATGCGCCTTCCACCATAGGACGCTCTCCGTGTCCGTTTCTGACGTACCAATCTTGGTACTTGGGGTAATAGGCATTACTAATTTCTACACCCACTGACGAGCGATTAACGCGGCTTGTGCCAGCGTGCCAACCACCGTGCTGCATGTCCATTGTCTGGTAAATTGTCCCATCATTGTCGATAAGAAAGTGTACCGAAATGCCTCGCTTATTCAAGACGTCGTTACACGCTTTGGAGCTTAAACAAACGTCCCAGTGATTTACAAAGAGGCGAATGTTTCTTTTTGGTCGTCCAGAGTAATCATAATAGTTGCCTGCCTTCGCTGCTAAACCGCCCTTTTCAGACCAAAGCACCACCTTGTCCCATTCAATAGGAACAAAGCCACTATTGTAGACTAGGTAGTTGGAATATTGAGGGTCTTCTGGTTTGTGTTCGTCAATATCTGACTGTCTTTCCGTCCAAACGCGGCGGAATGTTGCGGGTCCGCAAAGGCCATCAGCAGTCAAGCCGTGAGCCTTTTGCCATTTCTTGATTGCACGGACAAGCTTGTCATCGAAGTGTTTCTCACCAAACCATGATGGCTCCCATCCCAATTGAGTCGCGGACGACTGATTGTAGAAATCTTTATCCATATTTGTGGTTCCTTTTATACTATGCCAATGACATAATTATCTTGAACCACGCTAAATTTCGCTTTATTTACAACAATTTCCTCAATCATCCCACGATCTACGATCACCACTTCACCTGGGCGTAGCTTGTCTTCAAAGCGAACATCGCTAGCGCATGCGATAACAGTAGCTGCCACATATCTCTCTTTGGTCGGACTGTAATCTTCAGGAAGAACAATTCCTGAAGTGCTTTCTTGTCGTTTTGTCTCAATAACATCAATTTGAATATATCTATTTACCGGTTTCAATTCTATCTCCTTTTAATAAATAACACACGAATCGCCATCACAGAACTTTGTACCACCGCCCTGCTGATCTGTATCAAAGCGTTGGATCGGTGTGATACCCTTCACAAGCTCTTCATACTTCTCTTTAGTAATCGGCTCATAGGGTGCCTGCACATAACCAGTCTCCTCGTACTTCAAAAAAGATACGGCTTTAAGTCTGGTTTCATACATTTCCAAAGCATCTTTAATCTGATGGGCCTCTTCGGGCTTAAACGTCACCGTGACAGACACAGAATTATCCGCCCAATACTGCTGATATTGTGCAGCAATCTCTAGTTGTTCCCACATAGACACATCCTTTTTACCTTTGTGGAAATAAGGTTCATGTACTGGGAATTCAACACAGACTGTGTTTGGCGAATATTCATCATCCTCAATATTATAACCTGCTTCGCGTAAAGTGTCAAGCAATTTCGAATCTTTAGAGAATCTGATACGGCGAATGTAATATTCGTTCTCTGGGAAGTGAATTCCTGGCGATGAGCCGTTCAGCAACGAAACAGTGCCGGAAGGCTTAATTGATGTCATGCGAATAGACTTCGGAATACACAACCAATTGGAGTATTCTTCGTCAAGCTCCTTGATATATTCATAGGCACGATCACACCATGCATATACCTGCCGACGACCAAACTTATTAAATGCCTGCACAACACCAGATTGTGAAAGGCCAATACGACGGTTCTTAAGCATCTTGGCGTTTGTTTCGGGCCAATGTGTGTTGGAAAGTGTGATTGTCTTGCCATACAAATAGGCGATTTTCAAAGTACGCTGATAATCCTCGTAATCTTCGTGCTTTGCTGGGAAAGTTTCCACCAAACAGCATAGCTCTGCATCCTCTAGCTGTTGCTCCACGCACGGATTAAATCCAGCAACGTTTATATCATCATACCTTTCGGGATCTTTAAAGCGACCTCTGGTACGGGCGTTATTAAGCCAGATATATCCAGGCTCCCCGTTCTTTTGTGATTGCTCTGCATGCCACGTGTAATCCATTCCGACAATAGCGTTCAAAGAGTTATTTGAACCCCAACGATGATGATAAAGCTTCTCTTGATCGTTCTTCATCTCCAAATAGTGACGGTCATCATGCCGACCCATGGCCAGTGCCGCAGAGCGACGAACATTGCCTGCCACCACACAACGACCAATAAGGTTTTCGGTGTCCACAATGTCAACGGACGTAATTGGCTCTCCGACCTTTGCGCTATACATTTCTGTTAAGTTTTCATGCAATTCTTTGAGAGGTCCAGCCCCAGAAGACGTTCCGCCAAAACCTTTGATGAGTGCGCCTTTCGGACGAATAGCTGAATAGTCAAATCTGGGAATTTTTTGGCCGAAAAAAAATCCGTCCAACAACATATGGACCGAATTGACCCATCCCTCCCTGGAGTCATCAATAACATGCACGTCATTAGTATACTGTGGCTCTCGGATAGTAACACTGCCTGCGCCCTCGGTATCAAAACCGACCCCGATACCCACCATCAGGGCATCCATCATCCATGCAAAAAGATAGCCGCCCTTATAAGGAAGGTCTTTGGTAGAGCGGAAAGCACAGTTAAACAAACCTGCAGCCGTGCGCTCCTCAACAAACTTCGTTCCCATCATCCACAACCCGCGACCAGGAGGTGTCCATTTAAGATTGAACAAACGATCATAGGCATCTTTAGCTGTTGCTTGCGCCTTACTATCAACCCATTCTAATCCTAACAGGAAAACGTGCTGCTTCTGCATGTTAAACATGCCTTCGATCACGCGGCGACATGTCTGCCACCACTCTTCAGTACCTTCGGCTCCTGTTTCGAATTCACTCAACCTACGAGCATATGTCCGCTTAAACGTAACATAACCCAACGGACCCCAAGGCACTTCACGCTCCTTATAAGGCTCGATGAATGTGTCAGATAGTCTAAATCTGCGAATGTTATCTATTGTTCTCATCATTGTTACCGTCCTTTTTTCTTTCTTAATTTATGATATTTTCTCTGCAATAGTTCCTTCTGCATGCTGGAATCCAGGGTCACGGGATTTAACGGAACCTGACCATTCTGCATATGGGGGTTATTCTTGGGGAGGATCTTAATACACACGTTAGATGTGTCCATGTGGATGGGATACACCAATCCATCTGGGCCATTTCTATTCTTTGCAATAAAGATCTTACCCAAGTTCTTTTGTTTGTCTTCAATGGTGCGCGAAACTGAAAAGATGAAGTCTGCCACAAAGCACTTGTTAAAGGCTTCAGAGATCTGTTCCATCGTGATAACTTCGGCGTTCAAACCTGACCTGTTCGTCTGCGATGCTGTCCAAATGGGACAACTAAACTCGGTCGAGAGCGCTCGAAGCTCTTCATAAATCGATTCCAATTCATTCCTCTTTTCTTTTCGTGCGGTTACTGGTTTAAGTAGATCGCCGTAGTCAACAATCACCATCCCTGGCTTAATTCCACGCTTCACTAATCTCGACAAGTGTGCGCGGATCGTGTTCGTAGATGCTGATTTGGTGGGGTATTCCTTGATGATAAGGGAACCATCAAGACCCTTAACTTCCTCATAAATTTCTTCTTTGAAGTTGATAATATCAGAAAGTGGATATCCTGTTAAGCATGAATCATATCGATTGGCTATAACTGTATCTTGTAGCTCTAGGGTATAATGCACAACTGTCTTGCCTTCGCGCAATGCTTCAGTTCCCAAGTGAACCAAGACCATGGATTTTCCAGCACCAGTGGGCGCAACCACAACTCCCAACTCACTTTTGCCCAGACCACCGCCACTGATACGATCAATCTCCGCCCATCCAGTACTCACAGGATTGCGATGTTTCGGGACGAAGCGCTTTTCAAAGTCTGCCAAGTAGTCATACCCAAAGTTGTTCTCTGAACCAAGCTTTAATGCGTCATTAATCGTTTTAGATATCTCATCAAACGAACAGTTCTGAAGAAGCCCTACAGACTTAAGCATTGCTTCTTTAAGATTCTGCTTGCGGCAGAAATCCAACGACGCTTCTTTGATATAATCAATGTCTGTCATCTCGCGCATGTGAATCTTGTGGAAGTATTCACGCACCTGCTTGACAACAACCTCGTCTTCATTCTCCAATTCAGTACGAAGAATGGTAGTCATCGCTTCGACTGATGGGTGCTTATTGTATTTCGCGCGATACGTCACAATTTTGTGAACGAATATACGCAAATATTGAAGCTCTAAAAAGTTAATGTTCAATACTTCTGTGATCTGGTCGGCAAAAGGTCGATCCTCGAAAATCAGTTGAACTAATCCTTCTTGGAAAGCTTTCCCATACCGACTGAAATCTGCGGTGTCCGCAGTTGCTAACATAGTGCCCCTCTTCATTTTTATATTACACTTCCTCGCGCTGTTTGTCAAGCGCTTTGTTTATTTTTATTGTGATTGTGTGTGATACGATTTAAATTAGTTCGCAAATCTTCCCAATTCAATTCGCCAAACCCATCTTCCCTCATCATGCCTATAATTTCGGTCTTATTGAATGTATATTCAAAGTTTTCAATCGCTTCTTGGACCACCATTTTTGATTGAATAGACATCTGGGGAGCGTACAACTGCATCATCTTATAATTATGTTCAATCAGTTGCTTTCCCTCAACAATATTGGAAAAGAACTTTAATTTGTTGCCCGTTTTATCGCAGAAATCAATAACATCTTGAATTGTATAGGTTTTATCTGCAGACAAAAAGTTCAATCTTTTTGCTACCGTAGCAAAGCCAGCACCACGAATCCCTGGAAGGTTATCCGATGCATCTCCAATAATGGCGCGAGCTAGTGCCATGTTGGTTGGATGCACTCCAGTCTGTTCAACTACTCGCTGGCGATTAAGGATCTCTTTCTTGGTAGGGCGATAAAGAACAGTCTCATCATCGCACAACTGCATGAAATCCTTGTCATTAGACACAATAATCTTCTGCCAGCCTCTGTAATATTCCATTTGAGTGAGATAAGCTATTACATCATCAGCTTCAATCTCGGGAATAATAGTCTGCACGATGGGCATCTGGTTCAAATATTCCATCACTCTAACTTGTTGCCAAGTTTTGTTTTCTTGGACTTCATCCTCTGACAAGTTATTAAATGCGCGATTTAAGCGCAACGGCTTGCGTCCAGACTTATAGTTCTTATCCATTTTCTTGCGCTTTGCTGAACCGTTGGGTCCATCCCAGATCACAGCAATCTCATCTGGCTGTGTGTCTCGCACAAGCTTCTGTAGGATCTTAATAAACCCTTTAATACCGCCAATGGGTTGTCCATGTGCCGATAGCGACGGGTCTACAATGTAGGCTCGCAAGTACGCATTCAGCGCGTCAATAATCAATACTCTTTTCATTTATCCTCTCCACCAATCTGGCTGTTTAGTTTTCCACGTGGCAAAACGTGCTTTCTCTCCATGGTAATACGCGCGATAAGCAGTGACCACACACTCATTTTTGTATTGTGGCGGCATTGCCTGCGCGAAGGGCGTCTGCTGCGTGCTTGGAAAGTCTAATGACAGCTTTGCGCAATGCTCAATAACTGCCTGACTTTTATGCACCTTGCCATAGCGCTTGGTATACTCGGCACACAGTGCTAGACCGTGCGCAATGAGCCAATCCCAATTACCTTGCGAAGCACCTGCCCAAATAGTGCATGGGTGCTTTTTATGTGTAGCACCATATGGTGCATCAGAACCCAGCGCTCGTGCTGCAGTACACAACATCTGTGCTGTCTCCAAAATCATCTTGACCACATGCTTATCACATGCCATAGTGGCAGCGACAGCAGGATCTTTATGTAGTACAAATATATTCAACAAAAACCTCCTGACCGATTTTTATTATACTCGATCAGGAGGCTGAAGTCAACAACTATTTTCAGATTCTGTAACTAATTT